CAAGGACCGCAAGGTGATATAGGTGCCACTGGTCAACAAGGCCCACAAGGACCACAAGGTGATATAGGTGCCACTGGTCAACAAGGCCCACAAGGACCACAAGGTGATATAGGTGCAACTGGTCAACAAGGTCCACAAGGACCACAGGGTGATATAGGTGCCACTGGTCAACAAGGTGCCACTGGTCAACAGGGTCCACAAGGACCACAAGGTGAAATTGGTGCAACTGGTCAACAAGGTCCACAAGGACCACAAGGTGATATAGGTGCAACTGGTCAACAAGGACCTCAGGGGCCGGGAGGGGAGATAGGTGCAACCGGTCAACAGGGTCCACAAGGACCAACCGGTCAACAGGGTCCACAAGGACCTCAAGGATTTATCGGTGCAACTGGTTCAGGGGGAGGTGGTAGTTCAACCGCAGAACAACTTATGGCCAACCAGTTCTATGTTGAAAACCTACAATTAAATGGATATTATTACGGCGCGACTGATTGGACTTCCGATATTGGTACAGGGTGGTCTGGTGGTGTATGGATACCTAGTACAACAGTGGCCGGTGGATCATTGTCTACTACTAAACAGGGTAAGTGGGGTATTAAAGTTTATCCTTCAGGTGCTAATAATATAATTGGGTCATGCTGGACTATTAGTTCAAATCCTTCGTCTTGGGGGAGAACCTGGACTGTTGCCGGAGAATTATTTATTGTAGGTTATGAGTGTACCCCAAGCCAACTTAATTCCAATTTAAGTCCACTATTTTCAGCCCAACAAGCATGGAGAATAGGTAGTGCTGGTGAAGGGGATACTTCGTGCCAGACTGTTCAAGTTAACGGTACAAGTTGGTCTCAATGTGATTATGTTGTAGTTGGCTTCAGTATCACCTCGCTCACCGGTTTTGTAGGTGGTTTCGGAGGATTAAATTGTAGCTATAACGTCTTCATTGATGTAGTGTTATAATATGAGAGTTTTTAGATTTATACGGGCACTAATAAAATATATGATTAAAGGTGATCATGTAAACCAAAGAGAGTATGATACTAGATTAGAAATATGTTCAAACTGTAAAGATAGATGCGGTAAGACATGTTGTTTATGTGGATGCTATCTAAGTAAAAAAGCAAAATGGTCAACTGAAAGTTGTCCTAAAAATAAATGGTGATCAATGTGTGGATGTAATAAAAAAGTTTCTAAGATAAGACCAGCTTCAGCAAAAAGAACTATTCTTAGAAAAATATGGGAAAAAACTAAAATTGAAGAAAAACCATTAACTGTAAGAAAAATAAATAATCCATAAACAAATGTTAATGAAAAAACCTTCATGCATAGGAGAGCTTAAAGAATTGGCGGATAAACTGTCAGATAGAGATGTGTCACTTAAGTCATGCTTTACGAAGGTTAAAACTATAATCAATTGTAGTGAAACCACCGAAACGGAAAAGGTTAAAAAAATTAAAGAAATTTGTAATGGCATCTAACCAAAATCAAAACGGATGGAATGAATATTCTAAATTGGTTATAACTGAACTGGAAAGACTTAATGATGGAATAATTTCTCTTAATGTAGAGATACAGGATCTTAAGAGAGAAATTGCAGAAATGAAAGTTAAGGAAGATTGGGCTAAAGAACTGTGGAAATGGAAACAGTCAGTAGACGAAGTTGCATCACCTACACAATTAAAAGAAACCGTCAATTCAGTTAATGAATTAAAATCATTTAAGACTCAGGCAATAACCGTCTGGGTAGTTATTCAAACACTATTTGCTATCGCAATAGGATTACTTAAGTTTTGGAAATAAGAAATAAATTTTTTTAGAAAAAGGGATCTGAACACTTTCAGATCCCTTTTAGTTTTGTTATATTTGAAATAAATAAACTAATAAAATATGGAAGACGATTGGTATAATCCAAACCCTGAAGATGGCTTTTCACCAGAAGATCATAATATTGAAATGGATGAAATTGCAAAAATGTATGCTATATCTGAAATGGAAAACGAACAGAGAGAATGGGCTAAAAAACAAGCTCAAAAATTTTACAATGATTTTGAAGACTTAAGTATTTCCGAATCCGTGTCTGCTGTAAATTCTCTTATAACTAATGGGGGTGTTTCTTTAACTGAAGCAAATACATTACTTGATAATATGATTCAAGTATTCCAAGATGATGAAGAATATGAAAAATGTCACGTCTGTCTGCAGATTAAAAAAGGTTTAAATAATGCTTGAATTTAATGCAAATAATATGGAAGAGCTTGAAGAAGAAGCTCGATTAAAAGCTACTGAAGTTTCATTAGAAGTTGTAGAAGCTGTGTGTAATGGATTAGATGAAGGTGCCGATGTAGTTGCATTAGGTATTCTTTCAAATCTTGATATGGACATCACAGTAAGGCGTGAAAACTATTTGGAGGCACTACGGCTTAATATCCATAGAGTAGAAGAAGCCGAAGAATATGAACTCTGCTCTCGCGCTGTTAAATGGATAGAAATACTCCAAACAGAGCAAGAATAAAGGTGATATACACACTTTCAGTTTCTCATTTAATATTTTATAATTAGAGTAAACAAACTAACATTAACACCATATAACACTAAACTGATTGATTATGGATCTTATGACTTCCCTTAAGGTAAAAGGTACTACCACAGAGAATGGTATGACAACCAACACAACATCACTCGATGCAAATGTTGACCTGTTCTTTAAAGCAGGTGCTATGCGAAATGCTAAAGCTGAAAATATCATTTCTTTTGTATCTAAAGCATGGGCAGAGGACCCTACTAATTGTCTCCGTATTCTTTTCTGGGCTCGTGATGTTCGAGGTGGTGCAGGTGAACGTCGTTTCTTTAGGGTTGCAATGACTTACCTAATTGAAAAAGATCCTGTAGGATTTGCTGATATTATGCCTCTTATTCCTGAGTACGGTAGATGGGATGATCTTAAGGCTTTTGAAAATACCGCTGCTGAGGAATACGCATTGGCTACAATTACAACCGCGTTAGAGCGAGGTGATGCTCTTTGTGCAAAGTGGATGCCTCGTAAAGGTTCTTTTGCCGCAAAGATTCGAAGCTTCTTAAATCTTTCCCCTAAGCAATACCGTAAACTTTTAGTAGGTCTCACTAATGTAGTGGAAACACAAATGTGTGCTAAAGATTGGGATAAGATTAACTTTGAACATGTACCATCTTTGGCTATGTCTCGTTACGGTATGGCCTTTACTAAGAATGCACAAGAACATTTTAGTAAATATGTGGAGAGTCTTAAGAAAGGCGAAGTCAAAGTTAACACTGGAGCAATTTACCCATATGATGTAATCAAGGCATTGTACAAAAATGATGCAGCCGAAGAACAGTGGAAAGCTCTTCCTAATTTCTTAGAAGGTAATACTGAAAAGATTCTTCCTTTGGTTGATGTGAGTGGGTCTATGGGCACCGGGTGTGGCGGTAATCTCACCTGTATGGATGTGGCAATTTCCTTAGGATTGTATATTAGTGAAAGAAACGAAGGCCCATTTAAGGATCATTTTCTCACCTTCTCCAGTAACCCTAAACTTCAACACTTAACAGGAGATCTTAAGGACCGATTCCGCCAAATGCAACGTGCTGATTGGGGAATGAGTACAAATCTAGAAAAAGCATATAAGCTTATCCTGGATCAGGCAGTTAAGCATAACATTTCACAAGAAGAAATGCCTACACAAATTCTTGTCCTTTCAGATATGGAATTTGACCAGGCAACAGACCAAAGGGAAGAGGTATTTGGATGGGGTGAACAGGGCAGAGATACATGGAATCCTACTGCCCAAGAAATGGTAGAGAAAATGTTTACTGATGCAGGCTACAAGGTACCTAACATTGTTTACTGGAACATTCAATCCAGAAATGGTAATGTGCCGGTTAGATTTGACCAAGATGGTACTGCCCTTATTAGTGGCTTCTCACCTTCTATTATGACTTCATTGTTAGGTGGAGCTGAAATGAATCCACAATCTATCATGATGGAGACAATCGGTAAAGAAAGATATTCTCGTATTAAGTATGAAACAATGTAAAGAAAATTGCATATAAATATTAAATAAGGATAAGTTCCGCAAACATTTTCTATCCAACAATAACTAGAAAACCCTTATCCTGTAAAATACTAAAGGATGCTTACAGCAAATTTTTACTACTATAAGCAAATAACAGTCAGAACAGCATCCTGATAGATAGGTGGCTTCTTCGGAGGCCACCTTTTTTATGCTTGCAAATTGTTAATAACTTTTTTCATTTTTAGAGAAAAAAGTCTATGAAAAATTTTTTTTTCCCAAAAAATTGTATTATATTTATAATATAATTAATTAAACGGAAAACAACATGGATAACACATTTTACAAACAAATCGGAAAGTACAAAACATCTAAGGATCCCGTCCTCGGTAACCTCCGCCTGGTAGTTCACCTGGCTAAAAAGTATCAAGGTATGGGTCTGTCGTTGGAGGATCTGATCCACGAAGGTACTATCGGTTTGTGCCAGGCGCGAGACAAATGGGATCCTTCAAAATCAAACGGTGCCAAGTTCTCCACTCACGCTACATGGTGGATCAAGGCTACTATCCGCCAGGCACTCAACAACAAAAGTCGTACCATCCGTGTACCGGCACATAAAGCACATCTGACTGAAGAAGCACCAAAGGTAAGTACTTTGGATACTTCTTACCAAGGTTCGTACAAACCCCAAGTGGATTCTGTCTATGAAGAATCTCATATGACTCATACTATCTCTGCACTGCTTACCAAACTTAAGCCTAAGCAACAGGAGATCATCAAAATGAAATTCGGCATTGGCTGTGAGGAAATGAAAACCTCTGAAATTGCAAAAGAACTTGGACTGACTGTCCAGGCCGTCAATGGCAACATCCGTAACGCCCTTAAGCTGATGAAAGGATGATACCAAAACTAAAACTATATGCCGAAACGCTGAAGCCCTTATTGGACTGGGCTTCGGCAAACCCGGATGATAAAGACATTAAGTATACGATTACTAGGATCATCCGGTTTTCATCTGACAATCCTAAGGATCACGGTATACCTTATATGTACTCTTTAGCTGCTCTTAATGAAGTAAAAAGCCGGGGTCTCTCCGACCCTGAGGAAAGACTTAAGTGGACGAGATGGAAGGAGCAAAAACATAAAAGAGGCCTCCAGGATAGCGGAAGACAAAATGGTACCTTCCACCAAGAGCATATTGTACCTGTCTCACAAATAGCAAAAAAGCTATATGACCTAGAGACCATAACCATTGAAAGCATTTATGATGTATTGGTAAGCAATATGAAAATTGCATGGATACTTAAAACAGAGCAAAAAACTTTAGATGCTGTATGTAGAAGCGGTGTCCGTACTCCAGATTTACTAACCTCATTAAATATTCACATTAAAGGATTTAACATTTAAACTATGCCAGAATTAGCAGAACTTAGATTGACTGCCGACTATGTCAATAAATCGGCAAACGGATTAAAATTTGTAGGGATTAAAAAGAACCCGGTTCATAAAGGTAAAGATATTGAAGTACCTTTTAAGTTCTTTAAGATCTCGGCAGAGAGTAGAGGAAAGGAACTTATGCTTACACTTTCCGATGATGATTCTAGTGAAAAGCGACATCTCTTAATGACTATGGGAATGAGCGGTCATTTTGCCCATACAAATACAGGACGCGAGAAAAAACATTCTCATCTTATGTTTGTTGAAAAAGATGGAACTACATTATCATTTGTAGATGTCCGTAGATTCGGTAAGTGGAAATGGGTAGATGATTGGTCACCTAATAGAGGACCAGACCCCACTACTGAATATGATGCCTTTACTGATAATATTATTCATAACTTAGATAAAGCTGCATTCAATCACCCTATACACACAGTACTGATGAACCAGTCTTACTTTAACGGTATAGGAAATTATCTTAGGGCTGAAATACTTTATCGTCTTCCGCATATTAATCCTTTTGAATCTGCCAGGAATGTACTTGCAAAAGAACCGGACATTTTTGTTCTCTGTAGAGATATTCCTCTCCAGGCATATGCATTAGGTGGTGGACAACTTAAAGATTGGGAAAGCCCATTTAGTACAGATCCTGAGCCTCTCCGAAAGTTTATGAGATGCTACGGTAATCCTGGTATGTCAAAGAGAAAAGACAAGAACGGAAGAATGTTCTGGTACGATCCTAAGTGGGATGAAGAAGCTTTATGGGATCATTATAGCGGACTCCCAAATCCTACTGCTTACATGTAAACAAAAGTACATATTAGCTATATAAAAATAAAATCAAAATATGGCTAATATCGATAATCAATGTAAGGATTTGGAAGTAAGAGATTATTATTCTGAATCAGGCTATAGTCAGTCAAAAAATTCATTAGCAGATCTTTATGATCTACAGGCCCAAACTCAAAATATGTACTTTGAGAAGCAAGGCCGTAAACCGTTCTCTGAATTTACAATAGGTGATGTTGTAGATTTTCTTATGGTAACCAATCATGCTATTATTGATGAGTTGCATGAAATGATGGATGCTGTTGGTGGTATTGAAGACGGTGAAGGTAATGCTGCATGGAAACCTTGGAAATCTGCAAACCCTGAGATAAGAAAACAAAAACTGTCCGATCTTACTGAAGGTGATTTAAAGGAACTTAAGATGGAATGGATTGATGTAATGCATTTCGTATTTAATGCAGGATTGGCAATCGGTGTTACTCCAGCAGAGTTCTATAATTATTACCTCAGTAAGAATGAGGAAAATTGGAACAGGCAGAAAAACAATTACTAATCACTTCATTTAAAAATAAAATATGCTTTTAGATATTACTCAAGAAGATCGTCAGTTATGGGTATCTTATTATAACCTTGACGGAAAGACCAGATTTAAAACTTATGATCTTCAACCAGAAGATATGTTTAACTGGGAAGTTTGTGATGAAGGAGATCCTAATGCAGATCCTAAGATTAAAAACTGGGACGGGCGTTCTGTTAAAAAGGCAAGATCTAAGTTTCTAAATAAGTATAGACTGATTGAGTATGTTGATAATTTATCAAAATCAGATAGAGAATTTATCTTTGGGTATCATTTTCCAAGAACATATTTTATTGATATTGAAGTTGAGGTAACTGATTCATTTCCTGAACCGAGTAAGGCTCCTAACCCTATTACAACAATATGTATTGTAACTCCAGAAAAACAATGTATTGTATTGGCTACTAAAGATTTAGATAATCAAACACAATCAAAGATTCAAAAACAGATAGATGAACACTTTAAAGATATCGATGATGATTTTTCCTTTGTCTTTAAATGCTTTAAGACTGAATATGATATGTTGTCTACATTTATGATGTCATTTGTACAAAAATTTCCAATGATGACAGGTTGGAATTATGTAAAATTTGATTGGCAATACATTATTAATCGGTGTAAGAAACTAGGAATTGATCCAGGTATTGCTTCCCCATTAGGTCGAACGTTTGGTCGTGATGAGTTTCCATGCCATGTAGGTGTAATGGATTATTTAGATATTTATGCTAAATGGGATAGGACAGTTGATATTAAAGAAGACTTTAAACTTGATACAGTAGGCGAGGCTGTTGTAGGTATTAAGAAGGTTAAGTATGAAGGTACTATCCAAGATATGTATGAAAAGGATTATCCTAAGTATGTGTTCTATAATGTAATTGATACTGCATTAGTTTATCTTATTCATGAAAAGATTAAGACAATGGATATTGCTTTAACAATTGCACATATGAGTCAAATCAGTATCTTTAAGGCGGCATCACCAGTAGCAATTACTGAGGCATTATTGGCAAGAGAATTCTTAACAAGAAATCTTGTGATGGCAAAAGACCCAAAGGCACCGCCAACTAAAAGACAACAGTTCGAAGGTGCTTTTGTTAAAGAGCCTATTACAGGTATGCATAATGCAGTTGCCGCATTTGACTTTGCTTCCCTATATCCTTCTATTATGAGACAAATGAATGTTTCACCAGAAAGCTTTAAGAAAAAGGTGGCTCCTGAAAAAAGAGAAGCTGAGCGGAGTGAAAATAATATTGTATCAGTAACTGGTGCTGTTTATGATACCGAGAGATCAATTCTTAAAGACGTTCTTACTCGTTTGTATTCACAAAGACGTGAGTATAAGAAAAAATCTTTTGAACTCCAACAAAAAGCATACGAAATGGAGAGAGACACAAAGAACTCCAAATAAATAATAAACAATCTACTCAATGATGCAACGTCCGTTGCATTATTAGTCAATAATAAAAACAAAAATTTAAAAATGAGCAAATTATTTACCGAACGTATTCACTACAAGCCGTTTGAATTTCCAGAGTATTATCTGGAAGGGTGGCTCCCACAAGCACAAGCATTTTGGTTACATACAGAAATTTCAATGCAAAGTGATGTTAAAGATTGGAATGAACATTTAAATCCATCTGAAAAAAATTTAGTAGGGAATATTCTTTTAGGGTTTGCTCAAACTGAATGTGCAGTATCTGACTATTGGACAGGTATGGTTACAAAATGGTTTCCTAAACATGAAATTCGCCAAATGGCAATGATGTTCGGTTCACAAGAAACAATTCATGCAGTTGCATATTCTTATCTTAATGAAACCTTGGGTCTTGAAGACTTTGAGGCATTCTTACATGAGCCTTCAATCGCGGATCGGTTTGAATTTTTAATGCAAACTGAAGCAGACTATACACATGAAGATTTAGCAAAAGATTCTAAGGCCAGGAAGGAAGTAGGTAGGTCATTGGCTATATTCTCTGCTTTTGCTGAAGGCGTTGCACTATATTCTTCGTTTGCTGTTCTTTACAGTTTCCAAATGAGAAATCAGTTAAAAGGTATTGGTCAACAAATGAAATGGTCAGTAAGAGACGAATCTCTTCATTCAAAAATGGGATGTAAATTATTCCGACATATGTGTGAAGAGTATCCTGACTTAAAAGAAGAAGCAAGAGCCGACATTGAAAATGCGGCATCTCTTATTATAGAAATGGAACATAATTATATTGATAAGATATTTGAAGCAGGTGATTTAGAAAACCTCGCGGCATATGATCTTAAGAACTTTATTTACCGAAGAACTAATGAGAAATTGGTAGAGTTAGGTTATGATGCAATTTTTGAATACGATGAAAAATCTGCAGATAACTTGGATTGGTTCTATCACTTAACAGGAGGGCATACCCATACTGACTTTTTTGCAATCAGACCTACTGATTATGCAAAGGCAGGTGAGGATGATAACTGGGATGACATTTGGTAAATATTTAAATAAAAGAAAATGATAGCAGATCAATTAGAAAAAGAATTAGGATGGGAAAAAGGTATTGACTACCCAGAGTGGGGCCATACTAATGTTTACTTACAGACAATATCAAGGGGGTATTGTTTACCTGGGGAAACTCCGCGAGATGCCTATTGGCGAGTTTGCACAACGGTTGCAAATAGGCTTAAGAAACCAGAGTTAGCCGAAAAGTTTTTGGATTACATTTGGAAAGGATGGTTAAACTTAGCATCACCTGTATTAAGTAATACTGGAACTGAAAGAGGTTTACCAATTTCATGTTTTGGTATTGATGTAGCTGATTCTATTAATGACATAGGTGGTAAAAACCTTGAGTTAATGCTATTGGCTAAACATGGTGGAGGTGTAGGAATTTGCCACAATCAGATTAGACCTGCCGGTGCAGAAATAACCGATAACGGTACAAGTGATGGTGTTGTGCCTTTTATCAAAATTAACGATTCAACAATTCTTGCAACTAACCAAGGCGCAGTAAGAAGAGGTGCTGCTAGTTCAAATATTAATATTGAACATGGGGACTTTTGGGAATGGCTAGAAATTAGAGAACCTAAAGGTGACATTAATCGTCAATGTTTAAATATGAATCAATGTGTTATTATTTCTGATAAGTTTATGAGAAGGGTAATGGAAGGTGATGAAGATGCGAGAAAGAGATATAGCGCAGTACAGAGGAAGAGAAGACAAACCGGTCAGCCTTATATTATGTATCGTGGTAATGTAAATAAACAAAATCCAGAAGCATATAAGAAAAATGGGTTAAAGGTTTTTATGACCAACATCTGTTCCGAGATTACATTACACAGTGACGAAAATCATTCTTTTGTATGTTGCTTAAGTTCTCTTAATCTTTCTAAATATGATGAATGGAAAAACACTAATCTAATCTATGATGCTACTTGGTTTCTAGATGGAGTACTTGAAGAATTTATTCAAAAGGCAAAATACAGAAAAGGATTTGAAAACTCTGTAAGAACTGCAGAAAAAGGTAGAGCCTTAGGTTTAGGTGTTTTAGGTTGGCATACTTACCTACAGCAAAGAGGGATTGCATTTGAAGGATTAGAAGCACAATATGAAACAAGAAATATTTTCTCTCAAATTAAAATAGAAAGTGAAAGAGCATCTCGTGATCTCGCTGAAGAGTACGGCGAACCTTTATGGTGTAGAGATACGGGTTTTAGAAATACTCACTTAAGAGCAGTTGCCCCAACAGTTTCAAATTCTAAATTGGCAGGTGGTATATCTGCTGGTATTGAACCGGTCCCTGCTAATATATGGACCGATCAATCTGCAAAAGGTACATTTATTAGAAAGAATAGAGTATTAGAAGGTTACTTAGATAAGATTGGTCATAATAATAAAAAGGTATGGGACAAGATTATGGCAGATGGAGGATCCGTACAGGGTCTTAAGTTTTTAGATGACTGGTGTTTTAGTAAAGGAATTCTTATTAAATGTAAAGACATTGAAAAAAATGAACAAAGCGTTCCATTTAAGGATGTGTTTAAAACATTTAAAGAAATAAACCAATTAGACTTGGTTAGACAAGGCGGTATCAGGCAACAATATATTGACCAGGCAGTATCATTAAATCTTGCCTTTCCAAAAGAAGCATCCCCTAAGTGGATTAATCAGGTACATTTAGAAGCATGGAAGCAAGGAATTAAAACTCTCTATTACATGAGGACTGAATCTGTACTAAGAGGTGACATTGCTGCAAAAGCTATGGATGACTGTATAAGTTGTGACGGATAATGGAAAAGTATATTTTAGGACCATGTTCATTAGAGAACATTTTAAATTGTGAAACTGTTTTAGAGGCCTTAGTTCCTACTATGAAAGGTAAGGATTGGTATTTTAAAGGCTCTTTTGATAAAGCAAACAGAACCTCTATACATTCAGATAGAGGGCCTGGTATCCATAAAGGTCTAGAGATATTTGCTTGGATTAAAGAAACCTATCCTGGTGTAAAATTAGTTACGGATATTCACGAACCTTGGCAAGCAGAAAAGCTTTCAGGGTATATTGATATGATTCAGATTCCTGCATTCTTATGTAGACAAACTGACTTAGTTGTAGCATGTGCAAAGTGGTTCAGTGAAATCAATATAAAGAAAGGTCAATGGCTTTCTCCCCAGGCAATGGAACATGTAGTTACTAAGATTAAAGAAGTAAATCCTAAATGTAAAGTATACATAACTGAAAGAGGTACTTCATTTGGGTATAGCGGACTTATTCCTGATTTTAGAGCGGTTGGTATTATGAAAGAATTTTGTGATGGTGTCATTTTAGATTGTACACACTCAACGCAAAAACCTAAAGGCGAAACTACTGGAGGTGATAGAGAGTTGGCAAAGAAATATGCTTTAGCTGCAAAGATATTTGAATATGATGGAGTTTTTATTGAAACTCACCCAGATCCAAATAACGCAATTTCAGATGCAGACAGTCAAGTTGAATTAGAGTGGATAATAGCTCAAATAAATAATATATGAAAACAAAAACTTCTGCAGGTTTAGCAATCATATATGACAATAAAGTTTTATTGGCTCATACCACAAGTCGTGGTTGGTATGGCTCTTATGGTATTCCTAAGGGAGGTATTGAAAAAGGAGAATCTAAATTAGATGCTGCGATAAGAGAAACTGAGGAAGAGGTCGGTATAAAAATTCCTAAGAAATTAATTGATCCTACTGAACATACCTTCGTAGTAAGTACTAAAAAATACGGCCATAAGATTGTTTATTACTACATTGTTAAAATTGATAAACTTTCACAAATAGGCCTTAAGGATTTAAAGGTCCCTAAAGGTCAATTACAAGTAGAAGAAGTTGATTGGGCAGGATTCTTAGACTATAAAGAAGCAATGAAACGGATAATGAAATCTCAAGTACCTCTTATTAATAACCTAATAGGAAACGGATTACTGGAAAGTAAAGTAAATATTTTAAAATTTAAAGACTTTGGATTATAATAAGTTACTTGGTCGAGATCCTATTACAACGGATTTAGATACAATCAAAGATTACATAAAAGGTAAAAGAGTTTTAGTTACTGGTGGTGCCGGATCAATAGGTAGCGAAATAGTAAGACAGCTAATTAGTTTTGGAACTTCTACTGTTACTGTATATGATAATGCTGAGGCCTCAATGTTTCATCTTGAACAAGAAATATCAAGAAGGCACCCAAAGGCCCACATTAAATATGTAATAGGCGATGTTAGGGATAAGTATAGATTGGAAGAAATTTTTGAAACCTTTAAACCTAACATAGTATTTCATGCAGCTGCATATAAGCATGTACCTATGATGGAGTTAAACCCAGTAGAAGCAATTAAGACTAATGTTTTAGGTACTATGAATGTTTCTAATATTTCTTATATGAATGAAGTAGAAAAATTTGTAATGGTTTCTACCGATAAAGCAGTTAATCCTACAAATGTAATGGGTGCTACGAAAAGAATAGCCGAATTATATACCCAATTTTTAGAAACAAAATCATCAACCAAATTTATAATAACCAGGTTTGGAAATGTCTTAGGTTCTGAAGGGTCGGTTATACCCACATTTATTAATCAGATTAATAGAGGAGGGCCTGTGAGCGTTACACATAAAGAAGTTATTAGATATTTTATGACCATTCCTGAGGCATGCCAATTGGTTTTACAGGCAAGTGTATTAGGCAAGGGAGGCGAGGTCTTTCTTTTTGATATGGGTGACCCTGTAAACATAAATGATTTGGCTAAAAACCTAATCAAGCATTTTAATAGTAAAGCTGAAATTGAATACATTGGATTAAGACCTGGGGAAAAACTATATGAAGAGTTATTATGTGACGGTGAAAACATGGTAACTACTGATGATCATAATATAATGAAACTCAACCATACAGATTATGATTTTAAAGAACTTATACCTAAAATTGAAAAATTATCTAAGATAAGATCAAATGATTTTTATAAGATACTTTTACTAATGAAAAGTATTGTACCTGAATTTAAAAGAGAAGATGATTAACATATACGGTAAAGGTGATCATTCAAGAGTTGTTAGTTCGGCCATCAGACATCCTAAAAAGATAATGTTTTGGGATGATAAAGATTTTAGATTACAGCCAGAACCTTGGGTTATAGCAATAGGCGATAATAAGGCCAGAAAAAGAATTGCCGAAAAGGTACTATGTGATATAGAGTATGCAACAGTCATATCCGATTCTGCGGTCTTATATGATGCTCATATTGGACATGGGAGTCAAATACTACAAAGATCAGTAGTACAAATAGGTACTAAGATAGGTAAGCATTGTATTATTAACACTGCTGCTTCTATTGATCATGATTGTATATTAGATGACTTTACCTTTATAGGTCCTAATGCAACCTTATGCGGTGGCGTTAAGATTGGCGAAGGTAGTTTTATTGGGGCAGGTGCTGTAATATTACCTTATGTAAAGATCGGAAAAAATTGTATGATAGGTGCCGGTTCAGTTGTAACTAAGGATATTCCTAATGATTCTACTGCATACGGAAATCCAGCTAAAATAAAATAACATGAAAAAGATTTACTTATCCCCTCCTCATATGTCCGGTAAAGAACTGGAATATATTAAAGAAGTATTTGATCAAAATTGGATAGCACCAGTTGGACCACATCTTACTAAATTTGAAGAATTGGTAAAAGACTATACTGGATCTAAACATGCAGTGGCAGTTACTTCAGGTACTGCCGGTATTCACTTGGCATTAAAGGCATTAGGAGTTGGTGAAGGTGATTTTGTTTTATGTTCATCCCTTACATTTATAGGAACCGTGAATCCTATTATCTATTGTGGAGCAGAGCCTATTTTTATAGACTCCGAGGAGGGAACATGGAACATGGATCCAATTCTATTAGAAACTGCAATTCTTAATTCCACTGCAATCGGTAAAAAACCTAAAGCGATTATTCCTGTACATATTTTCGGTGTACCTTGTAATATGGAAGCAATTAAAAAATTATCTGATGAATATGACATACCTATTATTGAAGATGCCGCAGAGAGTCTGGGTTCTACAACAAATGATAAACATACTGGAACCTTTGGCAATATTGGTGTTTATTCTTTTAACGGAAATAAATTACTTTCTACCTCGGGTGGTGGAATAATAATTACTAATGATAAAGAAAAGGCTGATAAGATGAGGTTTTTATCAACCCAGGCAAAAGATCCAATGCCTTTTTATCACCATACTGAGATTGGCTATAATTATAGAATGAGTAATGTTTTGGCTGCAATAGGCATTGGTCAAATGGAAGTTATAGAAGACCGTATCAAAAGAACACGAGAAGTGAATGAAATTTATAGAAAAGAATTAAGTGACTACTTTTATTCCTTCCAAGAAGAAGGGTCTTCTGACAGATCAAATTGCTGGTTAACTTGTGCACTTTTAAAACCTGAACATCGCCCAGAAGATCTTATTGAACATTTAGCAAAAGATAATATTGAAGCAAGAAGACTTTGGAAGCCTATGCATCTACAGCCAGTCTTAACCCAGTATCGGAAATATATAAATGGAAACAGTGCTTTACTATTCTTACAAGGTATATGTTTGCCATCTGGGTCTGATTTAACTGATGATGATCTTAAAAGAATAATTAAGTCAATAAAAACATTTTTTGATAATGATAAGCTTTGATGAATATAACTTATTAGAATCATATATAGACTCTCCTAACTTTGAAATCTTATTAGAGAAGAATCTTACCAATGAAATTGATAAGAAGATTAAGTTCGGTATTGTAATGCCAACCCATAAAATTTCCGACGGTGGTGCTCAAACAGGTAGACAAAAATTTATGAATACCCCTGCACTTCTTAGAGATTCACTGGGTTCTATTAAAAACCAAAAATACGACAATTATGTAGTTTACTTAGTAGGTGATAAGTATGACGGTGATGAAGAAATTAAATCTGTGATGAATGAAGTAATTCCTAAAGGTAAGCTTAAGTATCATAACCTTTCAGCACCTGGAGAAAGAGATAAAGGATTTAGCAAACAGCAATTTAGATATACTGCAGGATGTGGTGCTATGAATAAAGGCCTTCAAATGGCAAAGAATGATGGATGTGATTATATCGTAAGAATTGACCATGATGATAAATGGAGCCCAGACCACCTGGAGCTTTTGGCAAAGGCATACACGCAATATCCTGAATTGGCTTATGTGTTTACAAGAAGCCGCAAAAAAGTAGATGCAACTAATTCCTCGAAGAAGTTTATGTATCAACCTAGAGATGAAAGACATACTACAACCATAGAGCCTAAAAACTTAGGTTATACCCACGGTGATGTTAGTCATTCTGCAGTTTCATGGAGACCAAGTATGTGCGGTGACTTAAGATATCGTGATGCATCTCAACAGGCAAACACCGCTCCTAAAATACCAATGTCTAAAACTAACCCGGCTGATGTTGATATGTTTAATAGAATGATGAAAGCCATCAAAGATAAAGGTCATAAGTACATGTACATTCCAAGACTAACAAGTTTCTACAGAAATAGAAAAGGTAAATTCTAAAGAATATATAAAAAAACAATAAAAATAACTATTATGGAAAAATTTGAAGAAATTAAAGCACTCATGGAATCAGTAAGCGAAGACGTTGAAAAGTTTTATGTCAAAGGAAATAAAGCTGCTGCTGTTAGAATTCGTAAGTCTATGCAAGAAGTTAAAAATCTTGCACAAGAATTAAGATTACACGTTCAAGAGACTAAGAATAACATGTAAGATAACACGTCCCCAGACACTCCTATAAAGAGGGCCACTGAAAAGTGGTCCTTTTTAGTTTAATAAAGTCCTATTTACTTGAAACCTTTTTAAAAACTTCTATATAATAATAAATCAGTTTGGTTTATATGGAAAGGTGCTTAATATTAGATTTTGATGATACATTAGTTTCTACTATAGATACTCATGCAGATTCTTGGAGGCGAGCATTGGAAAGAGTCTTAAATAGAGAAATTCCAATAGAAACTATTATGTCCGATATTAACTATGGAATGGATGTTCTATTGCAAAAATATCAATTAACCGAAAAGGAATCTCAATTGGCTCAGAAATATAAAAGACAAATTTTTTCCAAGAACCTTCATAAAACAAATGTTAATCAATTACTCCTGTGGATAATTGAAAACTCAAAATTTGAAAAGGTTATAATTGCATCTAATTCATCTAGAGAAAATGTGGATAGAATTATGTCTTATCATAACATTAGCCCAAATCTATTTGATCTTATTGTAACCAGAGATGATGTTAAAAATAAGAAGCCTCATTCTGATATGGCAGATCTTATCTATAAAACATTTCCTGAATATACCTCTACTGATTTTCTTATGGTTGGTGATTCTGAAGTAGATTCAACATTCGCACTTAAAAATAATATGAAATGCATTCTGGTAAAGTTTTAATAGGAAATAGTGGAGATCGTGTTTACCTTCATGATGATAAAGTAGTTAAGGAGGCTGGTGTTTATCCTATTAAATTTAAACAGCAAATGGATTGGTTAACAAATTGTACTCATCCGAACTTTATTAAGATAAGACCTTTATCTGATACTTCATTTGAAATGGATAAGTACCCAACATGGTATGATAAGATTTGCAGTCAGCCTTTAATTAAGTCAATTGATCAATTAGATAAACTGATTCATATTGTAAATGACTTTGATGGTTATGGTGCCGATGTTGATACGAGATCCTATTTAGATAAATTGGAAGGAAGAACAGGTTATAAGTATGATGGTAAATTTGATGCAGTTTCACAGTGGGGATTTGTTCACGGTGATCTTACTATAAGTAATATTCTGTATGATAAAGATTTTGTATTTATTGATCCTAGAGGAACAGAAGAACAGAATTACTATGATCACGGTAAACTGATGCAATCATTTACTATGAAATATGAGTCCCATATATACAATGAAAGGAATCGTAAATACATTAAGTTTTGTAGAGAAGCTGAAAAGATTATGTATGAATGGTATGATGAATATCAACTTAAATTCTTTTTGGCTGTTCACTTACTAGGAGCGGTTCCATTTTTTGAACTAAATGAAAGATATGAATTGGCAGGTATGTTCCTTAAGAAAGGCCACGAGTTATTTGATGAATTAGAAATTAAGTATACGAAATGAAAAGAATAGAAAACTTTAGGTATCATTACTCAAACTGCGAGTCACAAGTTAAAGAAATTAGTTCTTTATTAGAAGGTAGTGATATTTTAGATATAGGATCAAATGTAGGATTCTTTTCCGAGGCTGTTGTAAAAAATGTTAGGTATAAATCTATTCATTTATTTGAACCTAGTAAAGAGTATTATAATTATAGTAAATCTAACGTTTCATTACAAAATTCTAAAAATATATTTTTTAATAATTACGGTTTAAGTAATACCAGTTCACAAAGTATATTGTATAAATCCTCTACTGATAATATAGGCTGGAACACTTTCTATAAAAAAGATCCAAACCAAAAAGAAGAGTTTTTTAGCAAAATGATTAAAGAAACTTGTACACTTAAAAAATTAGATGATTATAAAATCAAAAATATTGACTTTATAAAAATTGATGTTGAGGGTTTAGAGCACAAGGTATTAGAAGGCGGATTAAAAATAATAAAGAAATTTAAACCTTATATTTTGGTTGAGGTAGGTTGGGGAACCTCTCACCCTGATTGGGAAGACTGTCTTAAAGTATACAATCAATTATTTGATATGGGATATGAGAGAGTAGATTTTAAATCATATACACAAGATATTTTATTTAAACCAAAAAGATAAAAATGAGTAGAGTAAGAAAAGCAATTATTTTAGCGGCTGGTAGGTCGACCAGGTATGGATCTAATAAATTAGTAGATCCTATCTTAGGTAAATCAACAGTTGAATATTGTGTTGAGTTTTGTATTGAAAACGGAATAGAGGATTGTTATATTACAATTAGTAAATCTGACTTCTTCTTTAAAAACAGAAATACAAAACTGTCTCATCCTATTATTGAAAGTTTATCTAAGTATAAGGAAAAGATAAACATTTATTATGAATTCCAAAAGGATGATGAATATGGACCAGGTGCTGCCATTAAAGCATGGGAAGGTAAATTCTTTGAACCTTTCTTATGTCTCTTTGGCGATAATTATTACCAAGGAAATATTGGTTTAGAATATCATGATCCTAATACTTCTGTTGTTACATATAAAGATTATGAAACTCGTGCAAGGAACCTTCAACTTGCAACTATCTTAGAGGATGTGGTTATTGAAAAACCACATGGTGTTGTAAACGGAAGATACTTTTGCGGTTATATGATATTTGCAAAGGAGGCATTTGATAACCTAAGCAGTATTAAATTATCAAACAGAAACGAATATGAAATTACTCACTTAATTAACTCTATGAGTAATCTTAAATTTGAAGAACTTAATATATGTTGGTATGACTTAACATACGAACAAGATAAACAAGTAATAGAAGATATCATTCAAAATTGTTAATATGAAAGAGGACGTAAAAAAGATTGGCTTTTTTAAGTTAGGTAAAGCCATTAAGTTTAATGAAAATAGTTGGAGTGCAATCGGTGGTGATTGTGAACCTAAACAACTTATCTGCTCAATTGCAAACCGTAACCCAGATACCGAGTATTGGTTACTTAGCCCTAACGATTTAGGTAAGTTTAGAGCAAAACAAAAACCAAAGGTAAATTCACTCTTTGGTCCACCACCAGAAGAAGAATCTGCAGTTCCTTCCAATATTAAAGAATTTCACTCTACTATGAAAGAGAGAAAGTCTGCAGATGAAACTGTTGAAATTATTAAGAGTTTAGATTTAGATTTTATCTTTTTCTATACAGGACCTACAAGCACTGTTAATATTGAAAATTACATTAATAAAGTAGATGGTACCGGTAGAGTTAAATCTTTAGACTTCTTTAAGTATTATGCTGCTCCAATTATTCGAGCAATGAATGAATTGGAAAAGAAGGTACCTATCGTAGGTTTATTGGTGGATAACCGATACGTTCTTTCATGTAAGGATTGGGGAAATAATAATCGACCTACTTATTACCTTGCACAGAATAACTTTGAATTAGATGAGGAGTATTTCTCTAATCCTCCAACTAGGGAAACTGCAAAAATCCATTCAGTGTATGAATACTCAGGTATCGAAACCGTATTCCTTTTAGATAAAAAGAGATATGACATTGATGAATTGTTTGAAATGAAAAAGACAAATTCATTTATGATGTTACAGAATCAAGGAAAGGGATCAGGCGGAATGGACCGATGGGATCCTGTAAAAGAATATATTGTTGATCAAGATATTGAAACTGACATCTATGGAAAATGGGATGATGAAATTAAAGAAAATTATCCTAAATGGTTTAAGGGAGAAACACGTATTGAAACAATGACTGATGAACTTCTTAAAACCAAATATACATTCTGTGTTCCTATTAAAGAAGGTATGGTCACTTCTAAGTACGCAGAAATGTTACACTATGGTATTATACCTTTTCTTCACCCGTCTTATGATACCGAATTTAATGTGTTCCCTGAAGGGCATTTCATCAGATGTAAATCACCAGAAGATCTTAAAAAGAAAATTGAATTCTTAAATGCTAACCCGGAGCATTATAAGAAACTGTTCTATAACCTCCAAGAAAAGTATCTTAAGGATTCTTATTATACTGGAGAACATGTAGATACCAAAATCTGGGAAGCATACGAACGCGTAACAAAAACTGAAACTATAAATGTATAATACTGAAACTAAAATCCTAGTCACCGGTGGAGCTGGGTTCGTTGGTACAAACTTTGTCAACGATCTATTAAATAGAGGGCATAACCCTAAGAATATTGCTATCATAGATAATTTAGAGCAAGGGACATACTTGCCACAAGTACATGATAAAATTGATAATTTTCATAAAGTAGATATTCGTAATCAATATGTTGAAAACATTATTCAAGAATTTGAACCTGAGTATGTATTTCATTTTGCAGGTCTCGTATCTATTTATGACTGTAATGAAGATCCTTATGAAGCAGTTGATAACAATATCTTAGGAAGTATTAATGTAATGAACGGTTGTGTTAAGGCTGGTGTTAAGAGAATCATTTTCAGTGAAACTTCTGCGGTATATGAAAATTGTGAAATGCCTGAAGATGGATTTAATGAAACGCAGTCAGATCCTACTACAGTTTATTCAACAACCAAAGCATGTCTTGCCTTATTAGCAGAATCTTATCAAAGAACTAAAGGTCTTAACTATACTGCATTAAGATACTTTAATGTGGCAGGGCCGTTACAGGACTATAATAGAACAATACCTCCAGTATTTGCTGGCTTTATTTTAAGAATTAAAGGTGGTCATAATCCTATCGTATTTGGAGACTATATGAAAGCAAGAGATTACATTGATGTATCCGATGTTAATGCATTCCACATTCTCTGTATGGAAAATGAAAATACTGCAAACCAAACATTTAACTTAGGAACAGGTAAAATGACCAACTTAATGGAACTTAAAAATATGATTGGTGATATTATGGGAGTTGGTGAAGTTCCTTTTGACCATTATGATCCTATCGCTGGAGAAGCATTAAATATTCGCGGTGATATTTCTAAAGCCAAATCAATGGGTTGGGAACCTAAGAAAGATATTAGAGATACTATTAAGGAAACTATTGTATATCTTGAAAATGAAATCGCTGAAGGAACAATTGATCCTTTAACTTTCATGGAAGACTTAGAAATTGAAAAAGTAAAAATATAATTGATGTCATGGATTTAGATTCTTCATTATATAAATTTAATGGTGATTATGATTCTCTAACAGAAGCAGAAAAACCACAGGCAAATCAAATAGCTAAATGGCTTAAACAAATAGTTAATCCTAATAAGATAATAGACATAGGGTGTGGTCCAGGTTTATATGTATACTCGGCCCAGGATTATGGCCTAAATGCAATAGGGTATGATTTAGATCCTCGGGTAAATGGCAAACCTTCACTAATTCAAAAGAACCTTTTTAATATAAAAGATTCTGCTGATGCTATATTATGCCTGGAGGTATTAGAACATATTTCACCAAGTGATTCACAAAAGGCAGTTGATAAGATTTATGATACTTTAGAAAAAGATGGTATTCTGGTTCTCTCAGCTGCTCATATTGGTCAAGGTGGTGTTGATCATATCAATAATAGACCTAAAGAATACTGGGAACATAAATTTAAAGAAAAAGGATTAATTAGGTGTAAATCTTTAGAGAATCAATTAATAAATGACTACGTATGGAAGGCTATGCATATGGGTTGGTTAGTAAAAAACTTAATGATTTTTTACAAGATAGATGAATCAATGAAAATAAGTAAAGCAGGGTCTTTAACAGGTCCACAAACATAAATTATAAATATGAGTAAAGAATTAAAATGGGGTACTATTATTCCTCTTATTGGAGGTAGTGCCATAGGTTGTAAAAAATCTGCAGGTAATGAACCGGCTTTTCATTTAAGCTATGAAGCATTTGCTGCAAACGAAAGCCATATTGAAAGATATTGGCCAGATGTACCAATGTATAGACTAGATCATGAAGAATTAGAAATACCTAATCAAACATTCGAAGGTGTTGATTATGTAAATTCAGTCTGTCCATGTGCAGGCTTATCCTTATTGAATTCTGCTAGTGGATCTGCTGCATCGCGTGGATCTGATGCTGTTCAAAATAAATGGATGTATGAATCATCTGAATATATTTTAGAACACGTAAAACCTAAAGTTCTTTGGGGTGAAAATGCCCCAGGCCTTTTTACTAAAATGGGAGAAGGTGTAGTAGAAAGACTTAGAGAAATTGCAGAAAAACATGGATATAGTTTTTCTCTCATTAAGACCAATACAGAATTACATGGTATTCCACAGAGAAGAATGCGTACCTTTTACTTCTTTTGGAATACACCAACAGTTCCAATGTTAGAGTGGAAGTTTAGAGAAAAGAAAAAGCTTATTGACTATCTTAACGAAATACCTGAGGATGCTACACAACAAGACATGTTCATGGTACCTGGAAAGGTCACTGATCATTTTAGACCGTATGAGTTTGTTTTAGAAAAAGAAGGCTTAACTCATGCCGAATTTTCTGCTAAGTTTAAGAAAGGTACTATTGCACAGTATCTTGATAAGAATGAATTACTCGATGAATGTATTGACTGGTTAGATAAACATTATCCAAAAGAAGGTTTTTCCAATAAGAAGTCAACTAAGACATTTATTGATATGTTGGAGCATCAGAAGAATAAAGTAAGTCAAGGGCTTGGGTATTGGGATGCATCGCCACATTTTTTCCATGATTCATTTTCTGCTCTGATTGGTCGTAATATGTTTAATGGGGTCCACCCAGTGGAAAACAGATATCTTAATGTAAGAGAGATGCTTCATCTTATGGGATTACCTTTAGATTTTGAAATTGAATCTTCGCGTCAAGTTAATCACATTGCACAAAATGTACCAACTACTACAGCAATGGATATGGCCGATGAGGTAAAGAAATTCTGTGAAGGTAAAGCAAGGATGACAAATTACACCTTCCTAAAACAGGATAACACAAATCATAAAATTATCCAAGCAGAGGAGATTGGTGCAACACCTAAAAAGAAGTATAAAGTAAAAAGTATAATTTAATTATGAAAGATAAAGCTTTAGCCATTGGCGTATCTAGTCTAGAGTTTATCAATATCTTATGTAGTTATTATCCCAAAGGGATCAAAGAAAAATTTGACATTTATCTGTTTGTGGATGATACTAAAATAGACTTAAATAAACTCAGAGGTATTTTTGAAGAACATAATTTAGATATTTTTAAGAATGCTAAAATCATTATCCTAAATCAACTATATGATTATTATATAGAAAAACATGGATATGAAGGGAATGCAAAAAAATTCTTATTAAGTCATGGATGTCTATTTAAAATTTTAATGCCGATTTATCTTAAAGAAAAATTCGGAGTAAAGAGAACTCTCGTATCTGATGATGATGTATTTATCCTAAACGATCTGAGTTATATGTGGGATGAATATGAAGAGTTCGGTATTAAAAAAGAAAACTTATTCTATATCCGAAATAAGGATAAGTATGATGTAATGGATGCTTTTAATGAAATCTTCGAAACCGATTTTACATTAGAGCAAATGAATGCCCTTTCCATTAATGCCGGTAATATCATTTATGGAGAAGATCCTAAATTAGAATATTACTTTGAAAGATTTATGAAGCACCCGTTCATTCATCATCAGTATTTTGATTTTAGCGGATACACAAGCTGGACAGTAGAACAAAGATTTCATCACTTTAATATTCACAGATATTTAGCAGAAGGTAGAAAAGTCAAGTTTACCGATAGTAAAGATTTAAGGCTAATGCAAAATTTAGATAAAGATATGAAAGCAGGCACTCCACCTGAAAAATATCTTAAACTAGTAATGCCATCTATTATACATTATGCAATAGGTACAAAAAAACCTTTATGGTTAAATGATTTTTTACCAGGATTGGAGTGGAGGTTTGGTTTTACTTATGAAGCAAAGTATGAGCTTAAAGATATTCTTTATGATAAAACATGGCAACCTCCATCCTTTAAGAGTGTACAAAAAAAGACTAAGAAATTTTTAACAAAATCAGTATTTTAATATGAAAAATATGAAGACAATAACAACAGCAACCATTAAGATGGATAAAGGTGATCTTGTATTTAGATTACTTAATGAAACTCCAATACAAACTACAACCTTTATAAATCATGCGAAACGTGGGCATTTCCAAGGTGTTGATTTTTTTAGAGTAGAACCTGGATTTATTATACAATCTGGCCCAAAGCCTACAGGCGGTCCTATGTGGGATGAAATCCGTCCTCCCAGAAGACTTACTGATAATAACACTCACTTTTTTGGCGTATTAAGTGCTGCTAATGCAGGTCAGCCTGACACTTCTATAGGTGGATTTTTTATATGTCTAGGGAGAAGTAAGTTTTTGGATAAAGGTTATACTACATTTGGCCATATTATGAGTGGCTGGGAACACTTGGAAAAAATAGAAAAAGGCGATGTTATTAATGATATCATTATTAACACTTATACATTAAACTAAGTTACTAATATCAATATAATAATAAACAAATTTTATTCTAATGGAAACAACAATTAACAAAATCGACGGTTACGAATTAAGTTCATTCGTCCGCAAATTACTTCCAATTGACAAATTTATCTTTATGAAGATTGCAAAAGAAGGAACAGTTTCTTCTGTCTATTTTCCTGAACGAGATGCTGTTAAATTGGTTAACACACCAACATCTGATATTTTTGATGCTGATATTGATTCACCAGTAAAGGTAAGCTTCTATAATGGTACCAAAGTTATTGATGCATTAAGTCATTTTAATGGTGATGTAAAAGGTCGCATTAAGTATACTGAATATGATGGTGAATTAATGGCAAGTGATTTTATTTTAGAAAATGATGATTTACAAATCAATCTTGCTTGTACTGATCCTTCTCTTTCGTTTATGGAAATGAGTAAAGAAGAAACTGATAGAGCATTTGGTACTGAATCTAAAATGTTTGAATTTGATCTTCTCACAACTCATGTAGATAAAATGAAATCATTATTTAATCTTGATAAAGATGAGGATATTTTTACTCTTTACATTGGAGAAAAAGGAATCAACATTAAAGGTACTTCATACGATGCTACACTTTGCCATTCTTATGATTCTACTGTTGATGCAGGGGCGAAGGTTGTAATTTACAAAAAATATATTAATCTCTTGGATAAAGAAAACTACAAAGTAAGTGTATGTGAAAATAAAGTTGTTTTCAAATCATTAGATACTAATACTCATCTTACTGTGGCGGTTGCAATCACTGACGAGGATTAAATTAAAGGCACTTAGGTGCCTTTAAACTTTCACAAATATCAACATATAAAGATAAGATGACAGAGAAATTAAAAAGCATAAAAGAAGAGGCTTCTAAGTACTATAATTATGAACAGGCTGTAAAGCTGATGCTTAACTCTATTTATGGTGCATTTGGTAATCCTTACTTTTATTTCTTTAATGTTGATATAGCAGAAACTATTACTCTTCAAGGTAAAGATGCTATCCTCTATACCGAAAAACTCATTAATAAATACTTCAAAGAATTTTGGCATAAAGATATACCTGCTCATACTGAGATGGGAATAACAGTTACAGGTAAAATTGAAAATCCTGTAGGCATTTATATTGATACAGATTCTGTATATGTTAAGTTTGATGAGGTAATTAAAAAGAGTGAAGGCTGGCAAGGTGATGAAAAGGAATTTATTCTTAAGCTTTATGAGGTAAGACTTAATGATTATATTGAAAAGATCCTCCAAAAATATGCTGATGATAATAATGCTGAAAATTTCTTAAGCTTTGAATTGGAAAGTATTGCAAAAAATGCAATATGGTTGGCTAAGAAAAAGTATATGCAAAATATTGTTTGGAAGGATCCTAATATTCATTATGATGATCTTTCTAAAATTAGTTCAAAAGGATTTGAAATTATCCAATCATCCACTCCACTGTTTGCTAGAGAAAAACTTAAAGAGTTGCTAACATACATCTTTTCTGTTAAGGAATTGGATATGGGAAAATTTGCTGCATTACTTAAGGATATTAAAAGGCAGTTTAGATTAGCAAATGTCGATCAAATTAGTTTTTCTCGTAAAGTAAATAATTATCAAAAATATATTGTAAGTGATTATGATACTTTTGAAATTGCGTCAAAATGCCCAATAGGTGTAAGATCTGCAGGGTATCATAATTATCTTCTAAATAATTCAGGGCTTAAAGGAAAATATCAACCTTTAGGAAATGGGGAAAAATGTAAAATGTATTTTTCTGTGGATAAATCATGCGATGTATTTGCATATGCACCAGGGGATTACCCTTATGAATTTGCGCCTAAAATTGATTATGATAGACAATTTGAAAAAACTATATTGGATCCAATTAATCGGGTCGTAACAGCAATGGGATTTAAATCATTTAACAGAAATCTGATTTATACCACAAGCTTATTTTAAAAAAAATAATATTTATGAAAAACACTAAGTTTAGAATTCACGTATTAGGTTTACCTCATACAATCACAAATGAAGATTTTGTTGCATGTGCATATACACAAAAGGCATGGAAGTTTTGTAAAATGATGGCAGATCGGGGTCATTATATAATGCATTATGGTCATGAAGACTCTGACACGATGGCTGATGAAAACGTTACAGTTATAACCAATGAAATATGGGATAAGGTATACGGTACTCATGACTACAAAAGTAAATGGTTTACATATGATGTAAATGATGAAGCTTACCAAACATTTTATAAGAATGCCATTGAAGAAATAGGTAAGAGAAAACAACCTAATGATATTATTTTACCTTTCTGGGGTGGTGGTGTAAGGCCTATTTGCGATGCACACCCGGACCTAATTACAATAGAACCCGGTATCGGTTATGCAGGTGGGCATTGGGCTGATTTTAAAGTATTTGAATCTTACGCAATTTATCATGCATATTGTGGATTATATAATGTAGGTACTTGTGCACAAAAGAATTATGATATAGTAATACCTAATTATTTTGATTTAGACCAATTTGAATATAAAGAAGAGAAAGAAGATTATTTCTTATTTTTAGGTAGAGTTTATACAGGGAAAGGTATTAATATTGCAATAGAAGTATGTGAAGCCGCCGGTGTAAAATTAAAGGTTGCTGGCCAACTTGATCCTTCTTATGAAAATTATGATTGGCCAGACCATGTTGAATTTGTAGGTTATGCTGGGGTTGAAGAAAGAAAGGAGCTGATGAAAAATGCAAAAGGGTCATTTTTAGCATCCCAGTATCTTGAACCTTTTGGTGGTGTACAAATTGAAAATCTTCTTGCAGGAACCCCAACGATCTCTTCTGATTGGGGTGCATTTACCGAAAACAATATTGAAGGTGTTACCGGGTATCGCTGTAGAACATTTGAAGACTATGTAAGAGCAGTTAAAAATATACAAAAAGGTAAAATAAAATCAAAAGACTGTAGAAAACATGGTGAGAAATTTTCATTAGAATCTATAGCCCCTATGTATGAAGACTTTTTTAGAAAAGTAACAGATATTTATACTGGTAGAGGCTGGTATGAAATCTGGGACGAGTCTCTGTATTCCAAGGATTATCTTAAAGGTAAAAAAAAACTGAAAAAGAAGTAACAGGGAAGCCTAAAGTAGCATTTTGGACTGAAGGCGGCTGGGCATTAGGTCTTATCTATAAATCTTTACAAAAATTACTTTCTCATAAATTTGATATAGATTTTTATGATTGGAGTAAGCCTGGAGATAATATAGAATTTTTTACTAATGAAAAGTGGAAAGACTATGACATTATAGCAGGAAATTCTGCTCTTAATTGGATGGCAGAAGAATCTGGTTGGATGAAGTCAACTCCACAAGAATTTTTAAATAAAATGGCTATAACAATATGGGCCAAGCCAAATCCTGATAATCCACATTTTAATGTAAAATTAAAATACTATGATGGTCCAATTTTTTCTTCACCTACACCTGAAATTGCAGAAAAGGTAAAAAATGATTTTGGTATAGATACTGATATTGTTAAGACTGGTAAAATACCAAGTATGTTTAAGCCTATTAAAAAAGTTAGAAATATTAAAACTTTAGGTATGAATGGGCAACCTTTTACTAATACGCACTGGGATGCAGTTAAAAGACCAGAGCTTCTTAATGAAATTGCAGAACTTTCGGATTGTAAAACTGAATTTATTTGTAATAGTAAAGAAACTGGAAGTAGAATATACAAGGACATCGATATGTATGTCTGTACATCTGTGCATGATGCAGGGCCTGCTGGTATAGTAGAATGTGCATTTGGAAAAATCCCAGTTATCTCTACTCCAACTGGGTATGGTAATGTGATTAAGTCAATTAAAACTTTTGAAACGGCAGAAGAAGCTGCTGCCATTATTAAGGAATTAAATAGTTCACCTGATCTTTTAGAAAAATATGTTAACGAGGTTTATGAAGAAGTTCTTAGAGAATACGACATAACAAAAAATGCAATAGAGTATTGGATTCCTTTCTTTGAGAAAAGGTTAAATTTAAACAAATCCTAATTTTTCTATATAATAATAAAATAAAAACAAATATGGCAAAAGAATTTTCATTCGCAGATCTAAATAAAGAAATGTCAAAACACTCCACATACGGAGATACCTTAGATAAATCAACCATTTCTGAAATAGATCATTACATTCCAACGGGAAATTATCATCTTAATGCATGTTTAACAGGATCTTTATTTGGAGGTTATCCTAATAATAGAGCAGTTGCATTAGCCGGCCCATCAGGTACTGGCAAAACATATCTTATTCTTAATGCAATTAAACAAGCACAGCAGCAAGGATATAGTATTGTATTTTATGACTCTGAAAATGCTGTCGATAAAAGATTGGTAGAAAAATTTGGTATTGATTCATCTAAGTTTAGATATGAGCCATGTAATACAGTCCAAGAATTTAGAAGTTCGGTAACTGCAATTACTGATGTACTTATAGAACAAAAGAAGAAGGGTGTTGAATTACCTAAGATCATGGTAGTCTTAGATTCTGCAGGTAACCTTGCAACACAAAAGGAAATCGATGATGCCAAAACAGGAAGTAGTAAAGCCGATATGACAAGAGCCAAATTGCTTAAGTCTACATTCCGTATTATTATGACACAATTTGGTATCTGTAAGATTCCATTCCTATTTTCAAATCACACTTACCAAACGCAAGATCTTTTTTCTCGCCAAGTTGGCGGTGGTGGTACTGGACCTGAATATGCTGCATCTATTATCTTATTCTTAGGTAAGGCTAAACTTAAAGAAGGTATTGAACAAACTGGTATTATTGTAACCGCTAAACCTAATAAGAATAGGTTTGCAAAACCAACAAATATTAAGTTTCACATTTCCTTTAATAAAGGAATGAATCCTTACATTGGCTTAGAAGAATATATTAGTTGGGATACATGTGGTATTGAAAGAGGAAGGTTTATCAATGCAAATGCTTACGATAAATTAACCGATCCTGGTAAAGCTGAATGTAGAGAGCATATCTACGAAAAAGATGGTAAAGAAGTAACAGTATATTTCCAACCTGCTGCAACTGCAAGGAAGATGTGTGTTGCCCACCTTAATGATACTGTTGATCTTAATCAATTATTTACTCCTCAAGTATTAACTGAAGAAGTTCTTCAAAAATTAGAACCTATCGTCGCTGACAAATTTAAATATGGTGAAGAGATTGATGTGGAGAACTTATCTGAAATGTTAGAATCTGATGTTGAAGAAAACTCTTAATACCGCCAAGCTTAAAGTAAAGCACGTATTAGGAAATCATACAACACTACCAAACTATCCAGATGCTGAGGATATTACCTATGAACTGATACGTGACTACTGTGGTAAAGTAGCAAAAGAGATTAAGTTCACTAACGTTTCTTTGCAAAAGAAGTATAGTCTTTCTGATGAAAAGACTAATGAGATTATTATGCAACTTAGGAGGGATAAAATTATTGATGTATCCTTATCTAATTCTGCATATACTACTTATGAGGTTATACGAAACCCATACGAATAAACTAAGTATAGTTTTTGCTATATAAAAATAAATTAAGATGAATTCTAGTACAGATCACGAAAAAATATTCTTTAACTATTTTCTAAAGAAGCCACATTACTTAAAGAGTACAGGCCCAGGATTTTTTAGTAATAGTGATTTAGATCATATAGCAAAATTATCTAAAAAGTTTTATACCGATTTTGGTGAAAGCCCATCAAGAGAGCAGATGAAGGCTCTCATTAAAGATGATCCTAATGAAATTCCAGAAAATATTGTATCAAGTATTTATGATATTAATATTAATGAATATGATCAAGATTGGCTAAAAAGAACGGGTGAAGCTTGGGTTAAGTGGAAACATTTTGATAAGCAATTAATTAAAACCATTGAATATGTAAAAACACAAGATGTTTCTCCAGAAAATGTAGAAGATGTTGTTACTCGTGCTATTGGTATGATTTCTACTGATGGGTCTTTAAACTTTGATACTGATATTGGATTAGACTTTTTTAATCCTGAGCACCACATACAAAGAACTTCAAAAAAGATCGAAACTGGGTGGACGTTTGTAGATAATGTTTCGGGTGGCGGGTATGACACTAAATCTCTTATTGTATATGCCGGTGAACAGAATATTGGTAAATCTATTTGGTTAGCCAACGATGCTGCCAATTTTGTTAGAATGGGACATAATGTAGTATTCATTTCAGCTGAGATGTCTGCTCAAAAAGTACTTAAGAGAATTGGTTCTAATCTTTTAGGTATTCCTATGCCACAGTATGATGAAAAGACCGGCAATAGAGATTTTATGAAACGTAAACTTGAAAGGATATCACGAGGGTTATTACCACCAGGTAAACTTTTTGTAAAAGAAATGCCAACATCACAGGGTACTGTTCTTGATATTGAAGCTTATCTCAAAGACTTAGAAGAAACTCAGGATCATAAAGTAAATGTATTAGTTGTTGATTACATTAATATTCTTGCAAATTATAGAAATCCTAATACTGAAAATACTTATATGAAAATTAAACAAATTGCCGAAGATCTCCGGGCTCTTGCCGTTAAGAGAGATATGTTGGTAATTTCAGCAACGCAGATTAATCGTGGCGCGTGGGATGCAACTGAAGTAAGGATGGAAAACATTGCAGAATCTGCAGGTCTTGCACATACTGCTGATGTCATGTATGCACTGATTCAAGATTCTATGATGCACGCAAATCGTGAGTATTGGTTAAAGGTACTTAAAATTAGAGACGGTCAAGGTAAGGGAACTCGATGTAGGTTCAATATTGATTATGAGCATATGAGATTAACTGAAACAGATGACATAAATTAAATAAAAATATGTGGGGCAAAAAGAAAAAACCAAAATTAGATGAGAATGGGAATCCTATTCCAGAACCAAAAAAGACATTAGCTGATAAAGACAAAATATTTAACAATACCTATGGTGAACAAGACATAACAGAAAATAAAGTTAGTTTCACAGTCTCTTCTTCGTATATGGATGATATGGATCCAGATGATAAGATGCATTACGAACTATTAATTAAGAAAATAGACCAGCTAATAAAGGGGAGTGAATATGAACATTTAAATGAAGCAACACCAGAAGGAGTCATAAAGAAATTAAATAAGGTTCAAATAAACAAAGTATATTCATATGTCATTGAGCATTTAGGGGAAGGTTATACTAGGGTTGATTTATTTAGTGTTATATCAGATTACTTCGATGTATTTCCTAATAAATTTTACAATTCTCTTTCTAACAAATTTAAAGATGAACTTATTAAAGAGTTAGATGATAAGTATAATATCCTAGAGAAGAGAAAAATCAGAAAATTATTTTAACATGGCAAGAGTTTGGATGGTAAGTGATTCTCATCTTGGGTGTAGATCAAATTCTGTATTGTGGCTTAATATCATTGAAGATTATTTTTTTAACTTTTTCATACCTTTAGTAAAGAAAGAGTATAAAGAAGGTGATGTTCTTTATCATTTAGGAGATGTATTTGATAATAGGCAAAGCGTAAACCTTGCTGCCCAGGATTTAGCAATCAGAGTTTTTGAGGAATTAGGAAAAGTATTTCCAGATATTCATATTATTGTAGGTAATCATGATATTATGAGAAAGAACTCCAATGACATTGCTTCTGTGGATTGTCTTAAGTATGTTCCTAACGTAACAGTTCATAAAGAGCCAAAGATTTTGGAGTACGGAGACACTAAATGTCTATTGATGCCATGGAGAAGAGATCATAAACATGAAAAAGAAACCTTGGATTCAATTAAAGATAAAATTGACTATATGTTTTGTCATACTGAAACGAGAGGTGTTCAGACTAGTCCTAGTACAAAACACTTACACGAAGGAGGTAATGAAGTAAGTATCTTTAAAAGGTTTAAAAGAGTTTACTCTGGTCATATTCATTACAGACAAGATAAGCAAAATTTTGTACTCGTTGGGAATCCTTACCAAATGACCAGATCCGACCGAGGTAATCAAAAAGGTATATACCTATTAGATTTAGATACTGGAAAGCACCAATTCTTTATGAATAAAAGGAGTCCAGTATTTATTAGGTATTATATTAATGATATCTTAGAGATGAGAATGGAGGATATAAAGAAGGAAATAAAGGATAATTTTGTTGATGTGTTTATTCCTTCAAACATATTAGGAAAGTATAACATTAATAAGTTTATGGATTACCTTGATGGTATGGCCCGTAAACTAGAGCCCAGAATTTATGATGAAGAAAATCCTTATGATAGAGAAGATGGGGAAATGTCAGACTTTAATGGAGAGATTAACTTAATGAACATTGCGGCTGAATATATTAATTCTTTAGATTATGAAGAAGATCTAAAAGATAGACTTAAAAATTCAGTACAAGAATTGTATAAACGAACATTATCACCGAACCATGAAGATTAACCGAGTAGAATTTAAAAACTTTGCCAGTTACGGAAATAGAACACAGGTCATTGAATTTAATAAAGATAAAAGTGATCTCTATTTAGTACTTGGCGGTAACGGTGCAGGTAAAAGTACATTAGCAAAAGTTATAACCTATTTATGTTACGGTAAGGTTGAAGGGGCTAACCTAAAAGATCTACCTAATAGAGTTAACGGTGCTCTTTGGGGTAAGATTTGGATGGAATCAAAAAATAACACGATTGAAATTGAAAGAGGTATTAATCCAGGAATATTTAATGTAAAGATAAATGGATCCGAATATGATGTTGCAGGAAAGAGTAATTTACAGGACTTCTTAGAAACAGAGATCTATGAAATCCCTTATCATGTATTTAAGAATGTAATTATTTTATCCGTTAACGACTTTAAGTCATTTATTACGATGTCACCTTATGATAAGAAAAGAATCATTGATAAGATATTTGGTTTTTCCATTATTAATGAAATGGCTGAGGCTGTAAAAGAACAACGCCGAAGTATCATTGATGAAATTAGAACATATGAAGATGAAATCCGAACACTTAATGATTCTATTGATTCTGTCTTAGAAAAAATTGAACAATATGAAAAGGTAAGTAAGGATAAAGATGCTGAAAAGATTAAGTCTCTAAAAGAAAATCTTGTAACATTAAACGGCCAACGAAAAAAATTACTAGAGATAACACAAGACACTAAAACCAAGTTGGAGTCTTTAGATACAGAATCTAGGAAAAAGAATAATCAAAAATCAAATCTTAATAACAAGATTAATACAGTTAAGAAGGAGCTTAAGCTTTACGAAAATAATACATGCCCTACATGTACCGCTCCTCTTAATTCTGATTTTCATTTAGATATTAAAAAAGAAAAGGAAGAAAAATTAGATACTCTCTTTTCTGAATGGAATGTAATTAAAGAAGAAGCTGAAAAGGCAGAAGCTGATTTAGTTGATCTTAGAGGTAAAGGTAGAAAAATACATGTTAAAGTCGGACAGTTAGAAACACAGATGGAAGGTATTAAAGATAAACTAATTGAATTGGCGGATAAAGATGAGTCAGAGTCTTCTTCCCATCTAAAGCAATTAGTTAAAGAATTTACCGATAAGAAAAAAGATAAGAATCAAGGAAAATTAAAAAGTGAAGGAGAAGATTATTATCTTACTATCTTGGAAAATATTATGGGTGAGGATGGTATTAAGAACCTGGCGGTAAGATCCATTCTACCATCGTTCAATAATCATATTCTTTTAATGGGTCGTGAAATGGGAATACCTTTTGGTATCCGATTTAATGAAAAGTTTTACTGCTCTCTCCATCATTTAGGAACTGAAATTAGTCCAAAGACGTTAAGTACAGGGGAAAAGAAAAAGGTTGACTTTGTAATTATTATGGCTTTAATGAAAATGATTAAAGTTAGGTTCCCATCGCTTAATATTCTGTTTTTGGATGAAATCTTCTCATCTATCGACTCGGATGGTGTATACCATATAATTAACATACTTCATAATACAATTCAAGATATAGGCCTTAATACCTTTGTTATCAACCATACTGTATTACCAAGTGAATACTTTGATAAGAAGATAGAAATTACTAAAGATGCAGGTTTTAGCGAATTTAACATTGAATCTATTGGATAAATAAACTATAAATTAAATTCAGTGGATGAGTGCCTATAATCAGGAATACAACAAGGATAATACTATATTAAGATACTTAGTAGTATCAATGCTAGCAGAATTAAGTGAAAAGGTCTATTACTATAACCAGGTAGATGAAACTACTCTTAAAAAGATTAATGTACCTTTCTTCTATTCTATCTCTGGTAATGAAAGATTTCTTTTAGATAATTTTATGTTTGATGCGGAAGCCTCTGGTAAGGCCATAGGCGATTATGAAGTAGTACCTAGAGGTATCTTACAGATGAATTCAATGTCTATTGATTCATCGGCCCAAACAAATAAATTCACGAGAGCCGAATTTGTAAGAGAGTGGGAAGGTGTTTTAAAAACATTTTCGCTGGAGACTAATTTCTTACCGGTGACTATGGGGTTTGGCGTAACATTAATATGTTCTAATAACCTAGAAATGCTAAAAATTACTGAAGCTGTCATGAGCAAGCTTTACAAAGGGACTCTTTTTAGTTGTGATTTAGGTATGATGAGAGTCCAGGCAAGCATGTCAGTACCAGAAGATTATTCACAGGATAGGTTATTTGAGTGGGGACTTAATGACAAAAAAGAATTTCAGGTTACTTTTGATATGGAATTAAGATCTTTTATGCCTGTTTTTGAAAATGGTATTTTATTGCCTGAAATAGATTTTATAACTAAAGAAGCAATAAAGAATAACCCGGATGCAAATGGCGTTGGACAATTTAGATGTGGGGCGGATGGGGATATAGGAATTTACTTTGGTGGTGTATTCCAGAAATTTGTGTTTACCGATGAAAATATTATTAAGGCGCCTGAACAATCGTTACAAAGCAATTTATCATATACAGATCCTAACAGTAAACAAACCGGTGGACCTTATGATGTTAGGGAAATAGATACTTCTAAAAAAGAAAAAGAAAGTGAATTAAGTAAAAGCTACAGAAATGCTAATGCTAGAATTAATTCAGATAATTCAGGATTAGGTTCAGTAGATAATTAACTCTAAGATCTTAGAATATATAAAACAAATCAAATTCTATAATATGGAAAAAGTTATTAAAGAAGGACAAACTCAGGTTTACATGGATGGTGCAATTGAGCAACAGGCCGGAGTAAATACTGATGCACCTTACCTTAATACACCTAACCAGCAGTTAATTGACATTGTTGGTGTTTTGTTTGCCCAGAGTGGTAAAACTAAACTTGATGGTAGAAATGGTAAGGTTGTTGAAAGTGGTCCAATGACAGACTCACAAGTATTAGCTATCCTAGTTGGAATGGGAATTCCCCAACAATTAGGAATGAGTGCTATTAATGCCTTCAAAGGAAATCAAATTACTGAAAACAATAATAAACAAAAAAATCATAACAAAATGAACTTTACACTTGCCGAACTGCATGAAAATGTTATGAAGAGCATTAATGCCTTAAACGAAATGAACTCTGATCAATCCAGAGTTTCTTATTCTGCTAAAAATGCACTTAACATTTTAGAAGAATCTCTTAAGGCGTTTCCAATGAGATTTAAAAACGAGGAAACAGAAGTAATCAGTGAAGAAATTGAAAACAGTGTTAATCCTATGCTTAAGTTTAGCATTGCAAAACAACTTCACAGAGACCTTGCTTCTTCTGAATGGTTAAACCCAATTAAAGAATTAAGATCTTATATTGCTGGGGCTTATACAGATACTAAATGGTCTTTCAGAATTTCTGAAGCAATCGAAAGAACAAAAGGCCAAAGAGGTAAACTTTATGAAGGTCTTGTTAATGACTTAGAAGGTCTTCTTACTGAATCTTCTGATTCTATTAAGACTAAATTCTCTGCTATTGCTGCTAAGAACCCATGGTCTTTAGATTGTAAAGCCATTGTAAATGAAATGAAGGCAGAAGATAATAAGGCAATTGAAAATGGCGGTGGAGCTATTTCTACTATTCTTTCACCAGTATTGGAATCTGAAAATGGATTAACATTCCACCTACACGGTAAGAATTACATTTTTGATGGAAAGACAATTTCTGAAACTAAAGTTGAAGATGCTAGATTCTTTGACGTATTGGAAGGTTTAGGAATGTTTAAAAATATGAACGGTACTTTAGTTACTTTCGGTGAAAGCGGTAAAACTTTAGAATACAACTTAACTGAAGGTACTCTTAAGCTTGGTAATGTTGATTTATCAAATTCAAGTATCATTGAAGTAAAAGAAGCATTAATGGTTAACAACTTCTTTGGTTACAGAAATCAATGGAAAATTAATAATGTATGTAAGTTCTTTGAATCTGTTGATCTTCTTGCTGAAATGGATAACTTTACAAACATTACATCAACTGAATTTACAAATCTTTTCTTAACACTTATTGGAGTACAGGAAGGTATCTATGTAAATAAGGTTAATTCTGCAATGCACTTAAATGAAATGGTATTAGTAGAATCTGCAACTGAAACCGTTAAGTTAGTAAAAGAATTTATTAACTACGATGCTAGCCCAATTCTTTCTGAAAGACTTATTGCTGAAAATGATGAAGCTGCTAAAGTAGAAAAAGAAAGATCTGAGATTTCTGATAAGATTTCTTTCTTAGAAGAAAAGAAAGCTAAAGTTAAGGAAGCAATTAACAAGCTTGGTGAAACTGAAGAACTTACTGAAGCAATGAATCTGTTGGAAGAAGAAATTTCTAAATTTGAAAAATCTTTACAAGAAACTTATGACAGAGTTGTATTAGGTGGAAATAAAGGTGATAAATCTAAAACTCATAAAGGTGAAGATTATGAGGAAGAGGATGAAAAGGACGAATCAGTAACAGAAAAAAAAAGTCGTAAAGAATACCTAGACGATGGATTCGTTGAGGCTGAGGTAAACAAAAGCGGAAACGGTCTTAGAAAAGGACAAGAAGTTTATGTAAGTGCTGAAGACTATACTTCTCTTGGTGATAGCGATTCATTAGAATGTATAGATTACAAAACAGGTAAAACAACAATCTGCCCAAAAGGTCAACTTAACGTTAAGATCTAATCATACCCATAATCTAAAAGCCGGTAGTCAATAATAAACTATCGGCTTTTTTTGTATATAATAATAAATAAAACACATGGGATGGCTAGAAAAAGAAATTACCTAAATAATAGAGATCTGCTTGAAGAGATAAAAAAATCTAAAGAGCAAGATGAATTAACACCAAAGGCATTAGAATTCCTAATGCTATTAGCAGATAAATGTTCAAGAAAATTATCATATGCAAATCCTGACGATAGGGATGATTGTATAGCTTATGCTTATATGGATCTTTACAGGTACTGGAGAAACTTTAATCCAGAGAAAAGTACTAATGCATTTGCATATTTTACTGAAATAGCAAAGAGAGGCTTTGCAAAGGGGTGGAATAAATTACATCCAAAGAAATATGCTGGAACTGTATCAATTAATGGAAGTGCAGACAGTGACGGTATCTATACGATTTAAACTTAATGAGTATAAAGAAAGTAAAACCAACTTCAAAGTCAGGATTTAAACAAGGATATTATAAACCTCATCATCCTAAAAAGTATATGGGACCAGGTCCTATTATCTATAGAAGTAGTTGGGAGAGAAAGTTTTGTCATTGGTGTGATCATAATGAAGATGTTATAAATTGGATATCTGAACCTTTTTCTATAAAGTATTTTAATATCTTAGATAAAAAGTTTCATAATTATTATCCAGACTTTTATGTTAAAATGAATAAGAATGGTATCGTTGAAGAGTATGTGGTTGAAATTAAACCAAAAGCCCAGCTACAAAAACCAAAGGCACCAAAAAGAAAAACTGCAAAGGCTATGAAGAATTTCCAATACGGATATGAAACTTATGTTAAAAACCTTTGTAAGACTGAAGCATTAAATAAAGCAGCTCAATTGAGAAACTTTAAAGTAATGCTATTAACCGAAGATTCAAAGTTATTCTAATGGCAATAGTAGGATCATTTACTGAAGATTTGGATATTTACCTTGCAGAAAATAAAGGTCGTACTGGAGCATCTAAAGCATCTGCAAACGATTTATATAAAGTAGGTGTAAAAGATACTGGTGTTTTAGAAAACGGGAAAATGTATTGCTTTGAATATTTTACGCCTGACGAATTTTTCTATGATACTAACCCAATTGTTTTAGGACTAGGTAAAAGTATAGATAATCATCAGCTTGGGATAAATTTACATTATATTCCCTATGAAGCAAGAATACCATTTCTTACCGATGTAGTTAGATCTTTTCAGAGTGTTATAGCTCAACAGCTAAAAGGTGCAACTGGGAATCCTAAATCACAAGGTAGTCTTAAAGAATTTACTTATGATAATTTAAAGTCTTCGTTGGCAAGAAAATACAATCTTACTTATGCAATAAGACAATACAGATTAGATAGAATCAGAAAACCTAAAGTATTAGGTTATGAAGATTGGTACATTGGTGCTGTTAATAACCAAAACAAATTTTTTGGAGGAAACATTAACGAGGCACAAGCATTATATTACAAGAATATATAAACAATAAAAGATAATAATATGGCAGGTTTTACTGATAGAAGAGGACCATTAAGTACTGGTAATCCCGTTAGAAAAATTCTTAAGGATCTTTCTAATTTAGGTATGGCATATGATGATATGATCATACGCAATTCTCGTGCTGTTGGTTTTACTGAAAATCAAATGGGTTATACATTTAACCCTATGGGCTCTGATTCTGATGATATGTATAGCGCATTTGCTGCATTATCATTAACGGATACTTCAATGAAAAAGAATATCTCTATCTTTGATAAAGATTATGAAAGAAAGAGAGACCAACTTAGAGAATATGCAGTACAAGATGAAATAGAAGATATCCTAGATGTAATAACCGATGAAGCAATTGTTTTTGATGAAAGTAATTATATGGCGTATGCAGACTTTCATGGTCATATTGCATCATCCATTGAAGATGAAATTGGGGATATTTACAATAACATTTATAATTACTTTGGTTTTAACGATTCAGTATCTCCCTGGAATTATTTTAGAAAATGGTTAGTTGATGGGTTTCTTGCATTTGAAATAGTTTACAATGATAAGCAAACAGAGATTATTGGATTCAAAGAATTAGATCCTATCTCCTTAATGCCAGGTATTGATACTGATACTGGTAAAAAACAATGGGTACAATACAAAGGACAAGGCGCCAAAGAAAGAAAGCTTTGGGATTCTCAAATTATTTACCTTTCTTACTCTCAGGTTAATTCCCCTATGAGAATATCTTACGTTGAAAGATTAATAAGATCATTTAACCTTTTAAGAATTATGGAAACAACCAGAATTATATGGGCTGTTTCTAATGCTTCCTTTAAGACTCAATTTATTATCCCGGTAGGTGGTAAATCTAAAACAAGAGCAAAACAATCATTGGCACAGTTAATGAATTCCTACAGAGAAGTTGTTGATTTTAACCAAGAAAGCGGCGAAATTGTTACAAATGGTAAACCAATGTTACCTTTTAATAAAGAATATTGGTTACCATCTAAAGATGGTGAATCACCAGAAATAAGCACAATCGGTGGAGATGGTCCAGATTTAGGAGATACTGAATCTCTTAAGTATTTTGCTGATCGTTTAAAGTTAGCTTCTAAGATTCCTTTTTCTAGATTTGATAAAGAAGGTGGTAATACTTATGATATGGATGCCAGTGGTATGTTAAGAGATGAAATTAAGTTTTCTAAATTTATTAATAGATTAAGATCAATTTGGCAAGAAATCTTAGTTAAGCCAGTATATCTTCAAATGTGTCTTAATCACCCAGAATTAAAAAATGATGTTTCTTTTAAATCTGGCTTAGGACTTAATTTTGTTAAGGATAATGTATTTGAAGAAATGAAAGAAATGGAATTGCAAACCAAGAGAGTTGATTTCATTGGTAATCTGAAAACTCAATTAAGTACAATGACAGCAGAAATGGAGGAAATTCCATACTTTGATTTAGGATTCCTTGTTAAGAGATATGGTGGATTTACTCGTGAGGATTTAAAGGCCAATGCAAGAGCTAAAGAAAGAGCCGATTTAGAGAAGGAAGGTTATAAAGAAGAGGATATTGAAAAGATCCTTTTAGGGGCCGATAAGGCTGATTTTAAACCAGAAAAGAAAGCAGATGGAATAGATGAAGATCCATTAGCCGGCTTTGGATAAAAAGTTTACAAAGATTGTAATATATAAATCAAATAACTAGTAGAAAATGTCAGGAAAAAAATTATTGATTCTTGAGAGAGCAAAGTCAAACCTAGATATAACAACCGGCGAGGACGGTTCGGTTGTATTGGAAGGTGTCTTTACCGAGTTTGGTGTTCGTAACAAGAATAACAGAATATATGAGGAAAAGGAAGTAATGCCTCATATTAATGAATTACAAGAAAAAGTTAAAACCAATAAGCTTTTAGGTGAATTAGATCACCCTAAAGATTTTGATGTTAGTTTGGCTAATGTGTCTCATGTTGTTGAATCATTAGATTACGATCCTGCTAAAAAGCAAGTTATTGGTAAAATTAGATTATTAAATACATCTAAAGGTAAAGAAGCACAAGCTCTTATTAAAGATGGCATCCCTTTACATATTTCTAGTAGAGCTGCCGGTACGGTAGATGAAAATGGTAAAGTTAAAATTAAGAAATTCTTTACTTATGACTTAGTAGCAGATCCTGGCTTTGAAAATGCTGAGTTATCAAGAGTAAATGAATCTTTTGGTTTTGGTAATGATGAAGGTATATTAATCTACGAAATGGAAGAAACTGAAAATAACACCGATAATAAAAAAGATCTAACAATGGAAAATAACAATTTTGTAACTGTTGAAGATTTTCAAAAGTATACGGAATATGTATCCGGAGTTCTAAGTAATGTTAAAGAATCGGCCAATTCTAACAATGATGAGGTGATCGAGAAACTTATTAAGTATTCCGAGCATATTGCAGAGAAGGTAAATCAGGTTACTGATTATGCTGAATACTTATCTGAAAATCTAGATAAAAACATTTCATACTCTGATTACTTAGCAGAGAATGTAAATTCAATTAAAGACTATGCGTCTTACTTGGCCGAAGAACTTGACGGAAGTATTCAATATGCTGAACATGTAGCTGAAATGGCTGATAAAGGAATTCAATATTCTAACTATGTTGCTGAAAACTTAGAAAAGAGCATTGACTATTCCGAATATGTAGCCGAAAAGGTTGATCAAAACATTGCTTATTCTGAGTATCTTGGCGAAGGTCTTGAAAAGAGTATTAAGTATTCTGAGTACATCGCTGAAAATGTAAACTCTGTTGAAGGTGAAGCACTTAACGAAGGAATGGCCGTAAACGCTGAAGCTATGCCATCAATGGAAGAAATGCAAAAGATGGTCGATGAAGGAATGACATATGAACAAGTTTGTGAACAATATCCTTCATGCGATAAGGCAAGATTAAAAGAAATGTATGAAGCTTGTGGTAAGAAGCACGAAGGAAAGGATTACAAAAATTCTATTGAAGAAAAATTAGATAAACTGATTGCTGCTGCAGAAACTAAAAATGTATCCGAAATGCATTTTATGAACTTCTTAGGAGAGGCTAAGAAGAATGAATTTAATTCTTTATCCGAAAATAAGCAAGCTGCAATAGTTGAATCAATGAATGCTCAACCAATTATGTCTACTATTCAGGCAGAAAACATTTGGGAATCTAATTTCATTGAAAAGAAAAGAGAATTAAATGTAATTGATGATATGCCTGAAAAGTTCAGAGCAAAATGGAATAACCTTTCTGAAGCTCGCCAAGCTCAAATCATCGCGGAATCTAAATTCCACCCAGTTAATAACCAATACGGCATTAACAACTTCTGGTCTACAAGAGATCTTAGAGATACTCAAGTTATAACAGAATCCATTAATGAAAGTAAAACCGCTGCTGAGGCTGCAAACAAAAAAGAACCATTAGTAAATGAATCTTTTGCTGCTGACCTTATCAACAAAGTTAAGTTTAATCTGGGTAAATAAATAAAGAAATTCAATCTTATAGTTAAGAAGCAAAAAACTAAAGATAGATTATACAAAAAGTGCAAAAAATAAAATACTAAAATGTACGCAAATCAATTAATTAACGAGGCTGAGGTTCAAAAGACCTGGGGCCCTATCATTGAGGAGGCTACTGGTATCACTGAAAAGTCTAAGTTATCTTGGATGTCTAAGTACTGCCACTACCACAACCTTAATGAGAGTGTATATAATACTGTACACTTAAATCCTAACATGAATGTTCAAGGTATGAACGCTGTGGAATTCCCAAGCGATCCTACTACAATGAACAACTTCAACAACGGTATGACTTCTGGTTCTGGTGACAGACCATTTTCTTTGTTGCCACTTGCTATGCAGGTTGCTGCTCAGACTGTAGGTTTAGACTTAGTACCTGTTGTACCAATGCAAGGTCCTATGGGAGTTCTTACTTACTTAGACTTTGTATACGGTGGAGGTAGAGTAACAGATGCTGGTGGTAAAGTTACCGATTCTGCTCCTCTTTTAATTAAAGCTCCATTGACAATGGCGTCTGGTGTTGCTGCTTTAGCTGTAAATGATCTCGTTTACGCTTCTTCTGCTGCAAGAACTGGTACTGAAGGTGCATCTTACGAATTAACTTACGTAGGAAAATCTAGAATTGACGGTTACGCAATCTTCCGTGTAAGAGGTAACGGTACTTTAGATCCAACTACTGCAGGTTCTTTCGCTCAAGGTGAAGAAGGTTATGAAGCTATTTACGAAGCTGTTGCAAACGCTGTAAATTTCTATGATGCTGCTGCTGCTCAAGCTGGTGATGTAGTTGGTACTTGGGACGGTGCTGCTGAGTATGTTAAAGCTTTAGAAGATCACATTCCTGGATTCTCCGGTAATGCTTTTGAAGATAACAACCCATTAAACGGTGCTCCTACCTTTACTAATGAATCTATTGATGGAACTGATCCTTACCAAAGAGGTGTAGGTGAAGCCACTCCGGATAACATTATGGGATTAAGCTTGTTTAACAAGTCAGTTGCTGCTAAGACTTACCAAGTTGCTGCCGCTGTGACCAGAGAGCAAGTTCAAGATCTTAAGCAATTCGGAATTGATGCAGTTGCTCAAGTAGAAGCTGTATTGGTTAATGAGTTAACTCAGTCAATCAACAAATACATCTTGGATAGAATCTTCAGAAATGGAGCTCAAAATTCAACTAATGTAAACGCTGTTGATGGATTGAACTTATCTATTTACTTAGGTAATGCTGCTGATGCTGCTACTGCTACTGTAAACTTAGGTCCAGGTAATGGAACTAACACTAACGTAACTTATACATTGAATAAGACGTTGGTAGGAACAGGTGGTGAAACACAAGGATCATTACAACGTAGATTGTATACTAAGATTCTTGCTGCTTCTAACTTGATCGCAACAAGAGGTCGTAGAGGTCCTGCTACCTTCGCAGTATGTTCTGGGGAAATTGCTACGGCACTTCAGGATATCGCAGGTTTCGTACCTTACCCACTATCAAATACAATCAACCAAGCCGGCGGATCTTTATATCCAATCGGTGCTTTGGCTGGTGTAACTATTTATGTTGATCCAAACATGGCTTGGACTGACTATAGAGTTGCTGTAGGTAGAAAAGGTGATGGTAATTCTCCTGGTTTGGTATTCATGCCTTACTTAATGGCTGAATCTGTTGAAACAATCGCAGAAGGAACTATGGCTCCTAAAATCGCGGTTAAATCTAGATTCACTTTAGTAGACGCTGGATTCCACCCAGAAACTATGTACTACACTGTAGGATTCGCATTCGGTGCTTCTGTATCGATCATCTAATTCTATTTAGGTATATAAATACTTTAAGAAAGGTTCGCCGAAAGGCGGACCTTTTTTGTTTTAATATCTCTAATATATAATAAAATCAAAATATAGTAATGAGAAAGGTAAAATCATACGATGAATTTGTAAATGAAAATATTGGAGCTGCATTAGGTAGTCCTGTTAAATTTGTAAAGATTAAAAATAATGCTAAAAAGTATCAACAGGCTAAAGTACAACAGGCTTTAAATAATGTTGACTTTGAAAAGAAAAAGCAAGCATCTAAAGGTGACTTAGATAAAAAAGCAATGGATACTCTTAAGGCTGCTAATGCTGCAAAGAATCAGGCCCTTAAAGATAAAGCAAGTGCTATTAATCAGAGAATGAAAGATTTGGCTACCACAGATGGTCTTAAAAAAGTTGTAACTCTTGCTACAACTAAAGCAAATGTAGCAGCAGCAGAAACTGCACTTAAATCAGCAGATGCCGAAGAAACTAAACAACTAAAAGTTAGAATTCAAAAACTTAACAAAAGAGCCGCCGATGCTCAAAGTGATCTTAAGGATTATGAATCTTCTGCAAAGGAAGAGCCACAACAAAAGAATGAACCGGCTACACAGAAAGTAGATGATGTTGGTAAAAATGAAGATCCTCAGGGCGATGCTAAAAAGAAAGCTGTAGAAGATGCACAAAAAGAAGTAGATAAAGCAAAGGCAGCATATGACGCAGTTAAAGACGGTGATGATGAAAAGGCTAAACTTCAAGCTGAAATCAAATTTAAACAAGCACAACAGAAAAAAGCTAAGGCTGAAGGTAATACTGAATTAGTACAAGGGCTTGGTGATGACATAGGAGAAGTTATGAAAAAGATACAGGATTTAGATAAAACTCCTGATGATCCTACTGCAAAATTAGAAGCTGATATTAAAGCCTATAATGATAACATAGAAGCTGAACGAACTACTATGAATAAAGCTGTTAAAGATTTAGAACAGGCCAAAAGAGATTTAAAAACTGGTAGAGGTTCAGAAGAACAGGTTCAAAAATTACAAAAGGCAATCGAAGATAGTAAAGAAGATATTGCTGAACTTAAGAAAAAGGAAGCTGATGCTAAAAAGCAATTAGCAAATTTATCAAAACCTAACGAATCATTTCAACCGCTTGAGGAATCTGTTTCCGAAAAGTTTAGAAGGTTAATGAAGAATGTATAAAGTCCGTAAGATAAACTTTGGATGGTATAAAAGGAGGCATGGTATTCTATTAGAGAATCTGCCTCCTTTAAAGCAACGATTTATGATAGAGAATAATTATCTTAAATGGTTGGATTCTGATATTCAGGCATTTGAAGTTATCTTTAAGGTTGAGGATATGAATGAGCATGAAAAAAATCCTAACCGTATCCTTTGGAATCCTTTTAGAGAAACCTTTACAAATATTAAAGAATTAGAAAAAGACTCCGATTTAGTAGATTGGAATTGTGGAATCTGTAAAGTAGAAATTAAATCCCGGATGGATTCTAAAAAGGTTGAAAACTTTGTATGTAAGAAATGCTCAGAGGCACATAACTCACGGAATAAAAGGGTCGATCAAAGGATAATAGATTCGTCCATTAAATTTACTAAACACTGTAAATCTCTTCTAAAAGGTGAACAAAGGGAGTTTCTCACTTATGTACGCAGATCATCTAAAAGATAATGCTTCTTCTATTGATATCTTTTTAAATGTGTTAAGTTTACTTGTAAGGCATGCATTAAATATTTGAATGTCTTTACCTTTTAACTCATTTTTTAGAATTTCAAATCCTGGTAAAAATTGATTCTTATAAATATTTTCGCCGGTTGCAGCAGTAGGATACCCATCATGAAAATGACTAGACTTACCGTCGTTTCCCATATCATAACCTAATAAGACTATTCGTTTGGCTCCTAAGTGAATTGCTAAATTAATAGCTGCATATCCGCTATTATTACCATGAGCCAATGTATCAGGAGATTCCTCAAATCCAAATTTTCTTCCTCTTTTAAGAATATGAACATCGTTAGAGTATTGCCTAGGCCTAATGGTAAATTTTAATCCTTTGTAATTATTAATTTCTTTTTCTAACCAGGTCCAAACTCTACCATCTGTCCAATACATAGCATCAGCTTCTGGCCAAAACTTTATGGCTTTATTAATGGCAATGCTTTTTTTGTTTCTTAATCTATTCCAGTCAAACCCTTTAAGGGATGGACCTCCACCTATAAGATAAACAGTTTGCCCTTTCCATATAGGACTAACCTTTTTAAACACTTTAGGTGTAACATAAGGCACAGGTTTATTTTTACCTCCTTTCATTTGTGCTGGCGAAACTACCTTTTTAACTACATTCTTTTTAACAGACCCTCTGGTTATCTGTGAAGGTTGATTTGAAGAATTGTCTTTAGGCAATGTAATTACTACAGTTTTCTTAATTTTTCTTACTCTTCTCATTGCAGATTTTTTTATTTATTTGATTTGAAACCTTATCCTTTTTTTGCATATAAAAATAAATCTATCTTATTTTATGAAAAATATGCAAAACATACTTTTGACTGAAAAGTACAGACCACAGTCTCTAGATGATCTCATAACCCCAAAAAGAGTAGGCGATAAATTAAGTAAAGGTGTTTACCAACATTTATTATTACATGGTAGCCCAGGGACTGGCAAAACTTCAGCTGCTAAGGCATTAGTAAAACACTTTAAGCACCCTTATCTTTACATTAATGCATCAACTGATACCTCTGTTGATGTTGTTAGAAATAGAATTACAGACTTTTGTGCTAATCGTTCTATCATGGATGAACCTGGGAAAATGAAGGTTATTATTCTTGATGAGATTGATGGTGTGTCTGACCAATTCTTTAAAGCATTGAGAGCTACTATGGATCAATTTAATGTTAATGCAAGATTTATTGCAACATGTAATTACATTAACAAAGTACCTGATCCAATACAATCAAGATTTGAAATGATTGATTTTGATTTTTCCAAAGAAGAAGAAACCGAAATAATGAAAAGCTACATTATGAGAGTTTTTCAAATCTGTAAAGAAGAAGGTATTGGAATAGATAAACATGCAGCGGTGGAGTTAGTAAAAAGAAAATTCCCTGATTTAAGAAATATGTTAAATCAGTTACAAGGTTTTAAATCACAAGGCTTAGAAACAATAACTGTTGATGATATTAAGAAGTTTAGTTCGGTGTATAGAGATATTTATGATTTGGTAATAGATGGTGAAGATCCTGTTAAAAATTATCAATATATGCTATCTAATTATGCCAATAGAACAGATGACGTACTTTCTTCATTAGGTGCTGAATTTATAGAATTTATAAAACAAGATAGACAATCATATATTCAATTTATACCACAAATAATTGTAACAGTAGCAAAATACCAATCTCAACGTCAACTTGTAATTGATCCTGCTGTATCAATGCTTGCGTGTATATATGAATTACAAACAATAGTTAATGGAGCATGACACCAGAATTTTTAGAATTACTTATTAAAGAATATCCTAATAATTATACGTTAGGAGATGCAGTTAGAAGGTTTAAATGGTTAAAGACAGAGTATCCTGATTTGAACATTATTGAATTAGAAAATAAATTTATGGATGATAACTTTCAATCTAAACCATAACCTGTTATATTTAAATAAAATACACACTATATGAAAAAAACAGGTAGACATACTTTTGTTATAGATGGCAATTATTTTTTATTTAGAACCCTCTATGTAATTCCAAGTAGATCCAAAAAGGCAGGTTTACTAGGAACTGATGAAGACGTTCAGTCTTTTGTAAAAAAGCTCGCAACAGATTTTGCATATCAAGTTAGGCTTTTTGAAGGTCTTATTGATAAAATTGTGTGGACTGTAGATTCAAGATCATGGAGAAAGGACTTTTACCCAGAAGCCGATTATAAGGGTAATCGTAAACAAGACAGTAACATTAACTGGGATAATTTCTCAAAGGCTACATCTGATTTTATTTCTATCTTATCTAAACAGGGTGTTATTATTTCTAAAATTGATGGCGCTGAAGGTGATGATCTTATGTATGCATGGAATACTGAATCTCTTGCAAATGATAAATCAGTAATTATGTTTACTGGTGATAGAGACCTTGTCCAATTAGTTGATAAGAGTAAAAACAATAACACTCATACTATTCTGTTTTCACCTGCTCATAAGAAGCTGTATACTTATCAAGGTTTTTCTGAGTGGATGAATACTGAAAATACTGAAGAATCTTCTGATAATGTATTTGATGTACTCAAAACGTCAGTCTCACCAGAAAATCAAGCTAAGAAATTACTTAAAGAATTGGTCCGTAAGAAAAAGGTATCTATTATAGAAGTTGATCCTGAAGACTTCCGCTTCCGTAAAGTTCTTACTGGTGATGCTGGTGATAATGTACCTCCTGCATATTACTATACTTCTAAAAATCGCAGATACGGTATCAGTGAGAAAAAGGCAACTGCTATTATTGCAGAGTTTAAGGAAAAGCATGGCCATCTTTCTCATATGTATCTTTATAATGATGAGTATGTTACTGACCTGGCAAATATGACTGTGCGAGTTATGAATGCCAAGCATATGAGCCGAGAGCAAATCATTTCTAATATTAAGTCTAATGTAAACCTTATGGTTCTTGCCGCGGAATCAATCCCAGAGGGTATTCTTGATGAAATGTTTAAATCTGTTGAATCAAAATTAAATCTTAAAGGATTACAGTTAAAGTCCATTTCAACTATGAAATCTTTATTGGAAGGAACTGAATATGCCAAAGAGATTGATAATTCTTTTAAGGCGTCATTCTTTAAAGATGACGATTCCGATGATAATAATGATATGTCTTTTATCAAAGGAAATAAATCACAAAATAAAATGTTTTAGAATATGAAAATTTGCAAAATATTATGGTCAACCAACAGGTTAGAATATCTGATACCTACATTACAAACATCAGATGAATTTATAGATTGGGGAGACCATGAAGTAGATGGTATATTTATTGATGATATGCCAACTGATAGAAATGATGAGACTATGAGGTTCTTAGCAGAATCTCATGGTTATAATTACATAAGACTTCATGAAGAAAATAAAGGATTAACTAATACGTGGGAAGAGTCAATCGATATCTTATCTAATTTAGAAAAAGATTATGATTTTATTTGGCACCAAGAAGATGATCTAATCATAAATAATTACATTAAGATAGATGATCTAATAAATTACTTAGATGAAAATAAATGGTGTTTACAGGTAGTTTTAGCTTATCAAGCTGAATGGTATTCGAAGCAGTCTGATCGTAAAATTAGTGAGTTACCTTTAACAAAGTGGAATAATTATCACATCATATCTAAAAATCATTTTAATGATTGTACATTTGATACATCATTTTCATTAACCAGAGCCAAAGAATTTTTAGATGCAATTAAAATGTGGAAAGAAGATGCCATTCCTGAACTAGTGGAACTTGCTGTTCATTCAGATTACATAAAAGAGCACGTATTTTGCGAGGGCGGTATATGGTACGTAATGAATGCATACAATAATATTATTAATGATAAGTCAGAAAAAAATCATTGGGCAATTTCTTTTTATAGTGAAGATAAGAAAAATTTAGTTGAACATGTTGGTGAGTGGTCTTGGGGTCAAAGAGTACCACCGTGGTTGGTTAAAGGTAAGATTGATGCTTTGGAAAAATCTCCAGATATTTGGGATGATGGTCATAAATACCAAGTTAGTAAAATGAAAGAAATGATGGAAGACCCTAGTAAAAAAGTCTCGTCTCGTACTTGGGAAAGATTGGATGAATCATAAACAAACTGCAAAGTTATTCATATAAATATAAAATAGGTTAATGAAATTATTTGATTACATAAAGGTTTTGTTTGGTAAAGATCAACACTGGGATAAGTTATCTAATTATGATAAATCTAAAAATTCATTTATGACTAATAGATTTATGAGTATTAAGTTCCCAATCCAAGCTAACTTATTTAACTCTCTTAAAATAGACCCCGTTGGCCAAGCCGAGGCATGGCGCTTAGTATCATCTAAATTTAATAGAGTACCTGGTTTTATTTACACAAAAGTAAAAAAGACACAAAAGCAAAAGGAAAAGGAATGGGCTCCTAATCCAAAGGCATTAGAATTTTACATGAAACTTAATGAGATTGGGGAAAGAGAATATAGAGAAGCATTAAAATACAATCCATCACTAATTCAATCCTCGATAGATATATTAGAAAAACAGATGGGAAATGATGCTAATAGATAATACCTTCGAATTAGGAATACCTACACATATTTCTTTTGTCCTATTTAAGTATGACTATTTTGATAGCATCATAATAAGTAGAGTTAAAAAAGAATGCAAAAACCTATCTAAAGTAGATGGTGAATATACAGTAAAGGTATCTTCGTTTATTAATGCAATTAAAACCTCTAAAAGAATTAGAAATGAAATTGAAAAGGTACAAGATTTAGGTTTAATTCCTGATCCTTCAATAAAGCCTAATTCAATTTATTTTTTATGGTCAATTTTTAGAAAGTTAGAAAACATTCAGTTTTTAACATTTACTGTTAATAACGATAAAAAATATACGCGACTTATTAAGAATGAAAATGGTTTACCGATTCATAGTTTTCATTTTAAAATAGTTGAAGGAATTTTTGATTTAACACAGATTTTTTCTAGGGAAGAATTAGATAAATTTAACAAAACTCTTATCGAGTTTAAAATTCTTAAAAATAAGTATCTTGAGAGAAAGCCTTATTTCTACATGAAGGCAACTGCCATAATAGACATTTTAGCTTCAATGGAGATTGATGGTAAAATAGATATGTTTAACATAGTGGATCATATTGACCCTAAGTTGGAGGAAGATGATCCTACATTGATTGTAAAAACTGATTATACCCCGTTCTAATGTTAAAAAGAGAATCTTATACATTTAATGGAATTTCTGAATTGCCTTCTGTTTCTTGGAATCAATATTTTAGTAATTCAGCAATAGGAAATGAATATGAGGTTTTATGGGATACTGATACTAAAGAGCTGTTAATGTCTAATACTGAAGTTGAACATTCAACCAATAAACTTTTTTTTGACTCTATCTTTAATGAATGTAATGTTTTATCAATTGGGTATGGCATAGGATTTATTAATGAAATGATTAGAAAAAGGAATGCACGCTTAACAGTCATTGAAAAAAACCAAGAAGTGATTAATCTTGAAACCAAAAACATTGATGATATTAGAGTTATCATTGGAGATGCGTTTAATTTTAATTATGAAAGTATATTTGAAAACGAAAAATTCGATATAGTTTACTGGGATCCTTCTGGCGGAAATGAAAATTTATTTGTACCATGGGACCAGCTTAAATCTATTTTAAAGCCTAACGGTAAGATCATTGCTTGGAATATTGGCGGAAGTTCAGAGATGTAGAATATATAAACAAATAATGTTTGTATATGAAAAAGATAATTAATTGGGTCAGTGGGCTCTTACGAGACGAAAAAGGTACACCTTCATCAAAAAGATTTATTGGTATAGTTGCAGGTCTTTCTTTATGTGCAGCTTTATTTATTAATCTTTATACTGAACACCCGGTAGAACCATCAATTGTAAATGCAGTTGCTGCTATTTGTATCGGCGGTTTAGGATTAGCTTCAGCTGATAAAATCTGGGCTAAGAAAACCAGTGAAAGTAAGGAACAACAAATAAACTCATAATTAATGGCAGTTAACGGAACTACGACAAATGCCAACGGGGATGCTATATTAATTAGCCTCCAAGAGCCTTATAAAAATGTGGTTGAGGTATTAGGATATACTGATGTTACCAAAGGCGAAAATACTGGTGTTTATTTTAATAAGCAATTTAGGTGGGGTACAGACGGTGTAACATATTCTGATTATATCACTCTTACTAATGCGAATCTGGAAGCTTTATTATTAGATCCAAATAAACCATTTTGGATTCAATATAGGTATGAACAGGTGGGCGATGGCACTTTGGAATTCGAATCTATTGCATTAGAGCTGGTAACAGATGGTGGTGTAATATGTAGAGTTCCGCAAATAGAATGTGGTGCTGAAGGATGTATTGGGTTACCAAACCTAGTAGTGGATTGTTGCGGTGAATCGTGGAATCCTTATGATTTAAGTAGAGCATCTGCAATGTATGATCAGCTTTCAGCAGTAACTTCTAATCTTTTTGGGTTCTGTGTTGACTATTTTAAGACTAAAGCTGACCAAAGAAGTAGAGATGTTATTTTAAAAGAATATTCATTATTTGATGTTATTCAAGAAGCTGAAGTAAAGATACTTATTCCTGATAATGAATTACCTACAAGGGAGATTCAGTTTAATCCAATGATGATGGATTTTCCGGTTCAGTTTGAAGTTCATATTGTTAAATCTGCATTTGAAGCAGTCTTCGGTGCTGGTGCGAAACCAGAAATGAGAGACTATTTGTACTTTAAACAATATATGAATCGAATGTATGAAGTTGACGCTATTGCCGAAGCTGATGATTTTCTCTACAGTGGCTCTTATTGGAGAGTAAGTCTTGTACCATATCAACAAAGGACAGCCGTTGGTTTTAGTGATTCTCTTGCAGGTAAGAATGCAGAAGCTGATACTAAAGCATTAGTTTCAGATTTAGATAAATTTAAAGTAGAAAGAGAAGATGAATTTGAAGACGTTAGAAAACCTAATCAATATAACACTATAGGAAGTTTATGTAATGATTATGTAAGAAGGGTATTAGATAAGAAGCTAATTATTAAAGAAGAAAATGTTTATAATGAATGGACTATCATATCTAAATATCATTATGAATTAGATTCAATGAGAACTGCAGAAGAAGCCATTGAATACAGATATAATCAAGGATGGGCAGCGGAAGAAGACAGGGCCTTTACGTTTTGGGCAAGACCTCAGTATAAATCGCCTATAGGAACTAATGTATTAATTCTTTCTATAGTAGATGACAATGGAAAAGTTAAATTTAATACCGGTGGATTACCTACCTTTGGTCAAGCCTTAAATGTTGGCGATTGGATTTCTATTAGTGGAACACAATCATATAATGGAATAGCTAAGATAATTAAAATAGATGGAGATTCTATTACTTTAGATGAATCGTATGTAGATAATGTTACTTCAGGTACTCCTAAGTTTAACAAGGAGACGAGTAATAATTTTATGATTTATGAAAATGATTTACTTCCACCGACGCAATTTGTATCTCTTACTTATACTCCTAATTGGTTTATTATGAAAATAAACGACAAGTATTATAAGTGGAAATTGACCCAATCATTGGCAAAAGATGAATGGTATGCATTTGTAATTAATCTTAATGCTACTTCTAGGCAGTTAAGTCTTTATGTCTATGACACACCAGAAACATCAGGTTCAATAAATCCTAACCTTACAGCAAAACTATCTAAGATTTTTTACGAATCAAAGACTTATACGCCCGTAGGTGTAGTAAATGATTTAAAATGGAAACTTTTAGGATCACAGACCGATTTAACTAATATAAGAATTTGGGAAAAACCAATAGAAGAAGAATTACAAAGCTTAATTCTTAGTCAATACGTTGTTAAAGATACTCATTTAACTTTATTGCTGGATAACGCTTCACCAGAATTGTTACTTCAGACAGTTTCTGATGCCCGTTAAAATTTGGAATATATAATACAAATTTAGTATTAATGGAAGAAAACCCGAAAGAAAAGTTTAGAGATAGCATTGGGGATTTACTTAATGATTTACCTGATGAAGTTCCTGGATTAGATGATACTCCACAATTACCTAAGGTTAGGGCAGAAGGTACTCAAGCCGTTGCATTAACTAAAGCCAAAGGAAAGGCTAAAAAGGTAATGACTAGTCTTCTTAAATTTTATTTAAGTGAAGAAATTATAGCCGAGCATGAATACATTCAAGCAAAGGCACAATTAGACGAATATGCTTTAGGAATGTTGATAAGGCAGATGGAGAACAGCGAAGTTGCTATATCTAGTTTAATGGACATAATTAATGAAGGGGATGTTTCTCCTAGGATGTTTGAAGTACTTAGTGATTTGCAAAGAACTCTTTTAGACATCATAAAGAGTCAAACCATGTACATGGTAGCTATTGAAGAAAATGCTAAAAAGACAAGTAGAGATATAGATGTTTATCATGGAAGCCCTGAAGGGGATTCAAGATCAAAAACATCAGGATTAAAATCTAGAGGTACTAAAGATTTAATGAGAGCATTACAAGAAACTATTAACGAAGAAGATATTCAAGATGTTGACGAAGATGAAAATGAAGAATGATTACATTCTCACTGAAGAAATACCACAAGAAACACAAACCAAGGGAGGTTTATGGATTCCTGAAGAAAAGTATAACCGCAAGGCTTTAGTTATTGAAGCATCAGATGGATTAGAAGTTAAGAAAGGTGACAAAGTAATAAAAACAATAGGAAAGGGTACAGAATATACCTTTGATGATAAAAGATATGAAATCTTACATATTAATCATATCCTAGCCGTAATAAAAGAAGATGCCACAGAAACCACAAGCACCTAGTGCAGGATTTGACTTTAGTGTAGGTAAAGCTGAACAAGCCTTTTCATGGACAAGTGAAGGTGTTGAGCAACTTATGCTTGCATTGGAAGAAGGCTATAAACCTAAAGCAACACCGTTCTACGAAGGTAATCCTAATCTTAGAAAAGGTAACATTGTTTTTAATTATACTCCTCATGAAATAAAGGAAATAAAAAAGTGCGCAACCGATATTGTGTACTTTGCAAATACGTATTGTACTGTAATGACCGATCATGGTTTGCAGACAATTCAATTAAGACCTTATCAAGAAGAGATGTTAAGGCAGTTTCAGGCAGAGAGATTTAATATTTGTTTAGCTAGTAGGCAGGTTGGTAAAACAATATGTTCTTCAATTTTTATTGCATGGTATGTTCTTTTTAATTTTGATAAGAACGCATTAGTACTTTCAAACAAAGGTGCAACCACAAGAGAAATTATTGACAAAGGAAAAACTATTTTAGAACACTTACCCTTTTTCTTAAAGCCAGGTGTACTTAAATGGGATGTATTTAATTCCAAATTTGATAATGGCTGTAGAATCATTGGTCAAACTACAACTAAGAAAGCGGCAATTGGTTTTACTATCCATTTGCTATTCATGGATGAGTTTGCCCATATACCCCAAAACTTTGTAGAAACTTTTTATGAAAACGTATATCCTACGGTATCTGCTTCTTCAAACTCGAAGGTTATTATTACGAGCACCCCTAATGGCTTTAATAAGTTTTATGATATTTACTCCGCAGCTGAATCTGGGTTAAGTGAATATACACCATTCCGAGTTGATTGGTGGGATGTCCCTGGAAGAGATGAGGCATGGATGAGACAAGAAGTTGCCAACTTAGGTAGTGAAGAAGCATTTAATAGACAATACGGAAATCAATTTATTGCAAGCTCTTCATTACTGTTAGGAGCAGATAGTCTTAAAAAACTAAAAGAAGGAGAATTAGAATTTGTACATCGTGAAATGGTAGAGTTTGAAGATGAGCAAGTAGAATATGATGGCTTATTATGGGATCCAGACTTTAATTTAGAAGAATGCGAAGATAATTCTAATTATTGGTGTTTTTCGGTAGACATTGCAGAAGGTACCGGTGGGGATTATTCTATCATTAATATTTTTAAGATAGAACTCATGGATGAAAAGGATTGGGCAAAGGTATCATCGCCTGGTAGTTTTATTGACTTTTATAGAATAAGACAAGTTGGAAGATTTAGAAGTAATGAACATACTATTGAAGAGTTTGCAAAATCTCTTTACATTTTAGCATATGACGTTTTTTATTCTGAGAATGTAAAAATGATCATAGAATGGAATTTATTTGGAGGTGAATTGATAAAAAGAATGGAAACAGTATTTCCACAAAGAAATGATTTTGATGAAGAAGCCGTAGTTAAATTTAAACATAGAATAGATGCTCGTACTAAACAATTCGGCTTAAAGGTTAAAAAGGATAATAAACCTATATTTTGCCAAAACTTCAAAAAATACATTACACAAAATAGAATTGTACTAAAAGATAAACAAACTGTATATGAAGCAGCCACATTTGGTAAAATGCCAAATGGAAGTTATGCAGGTCAATTAGGTCATGATGATTTAATAATGACATGTATAAATAGTTCTGAATTCTTCTTTACATTGGATTTTTCTGATTTTGCTGAAGAGATCCATGATGAAATGGATCAAAGTATTCAAGACAAGATTGATGTTATTCTAGAGCAAGATGCAAAAGGAGGACAATTGAATTTTGATATCTATGACTTGGTATAAAAAGTTACAGGTTGTTGGATATATAAAAAAAGCAAATAAAAAAAATAATATAAGATGGCACTAGATCCAAAAATCGCTTCGATTAAAGCTGCAGGAACTTATAGATTTGAATTCGATAAGTCTCAAGTTGTTAGTATCCCTGCTAATCAGACAAGATTAATTGTTGGTTTCTCTAAGACAGGACCTTTCAATACTCCTGTATTTATACCAGATACTGCATTCTTTAAGCAAGTATATGGCGATATTGACAGAAACTTAGAAAGAAAGGATTCTTTTTTCCACAGAAGCTGTTTAGCAGCATTGGAAAGAGGACCTATTCTTGCTCTTAATCTTCTTAATTTAGATTCTGCTGACCAAGTAGAGTACCTTAAGTTTGGTACGGCTGCAACACCAGAGGCTCAGGCTAATGGTGGTGCAATGGGAGAATACCAAAAATTTTATAATAGAGATAAATTCTTCTATCCAGATTCTGATGCATTCCTAGATAATGTAAATGCAAACAGAACAACATTAAGTTCTACCACAACTAATGATCTATTAGACATGGTGAATTTAGGACAAAATCCTATTTCTGTTATTGTAAGAAAAGCTTCTGCTGCTAATTCTGCAGGTTTTAATGTAACTGTTGAAGAGTGGTATGGCGCTGCAAACGTTCCAGGATTCTTAGATAAGGACAGTTTAGTATCCGACTTCTTAGTTGATATTTTTGTAATTGGTGGAAATTTTGGTGGAGACTTTAGTTCTGCTACACCTTACGAAAGATTTGAAGCTGATCCAACATTCCAAACCTATTTTGATAAGACACAGGGTTTAAAGAGGAGAGTATTTGATTCTGATGCAACTGATACTAAGATTGCAGAATTCTTTAATGAGTCTGAGGTTGATCTAATTGCAACTTACACTGCTTCTCTTATTCCTGATTTTGTGGATCTTATTGGTAATAACCTTTTCGTAGAAAAAGTTGTAAATGCTGATACTGCATCTACTGGATTATTTGTTGCAGTTAATGAGGATCTCTTTAGCGGAGACTTTTTAATTGACGGTGTTGCTGGTGGTCTTGATCTCATTGGTCATAATTTAGAATATACTCAAGCAACTTCTTTACAGGATGATGTAAACTTCTTATCTTACAGCGGTGCTATTGTATCCGACGTAAATTATGCAAGAGCTGCCACTGTCCCTAATACAGTTACACAAGGTACAGAATTAATTTCCGTTACGGCTGTTTCGGGTGGAGATATTCAAATTCAAATACAAGGAACTGCAGGTGATTCATTCTTTGATGCATTTGCTAATATGACTGCAAATAGTTCAACTGTTGTAGGTACTTATATTTTTGATTCTGTTATTTCAAAATATGTTCCTGTTACTTCTCACCAAGTAGTTGGAAACACCGTTACATTATTACTTTCTTCTGTAGGCGGTGTTGCAATAGGAGATTTCCCAACAACTGGCGCAACATACACTTACATTAACGAAGGTGACTTTGGATTCGTTGCTGATGAATTACCATTATCTAACCCAACCGCTGGAATTATAGGTTCTTACGGATCTACCTTATATAGCCAATTCTCAAACGGTACTCTTACTGATGGGGATGAAGCTGTATATGAAGTAGGTGGGATTCAATATACTTCTTACTTAGTATTTAATGCTGTAGATTACGGATCTATTCATGTAGGAACACCAACAACTGCTGTTGATACTGTTGGAATATCTGACCCGGCATATAACTTGCCATCGGTTCAGATAACTCCTTACCAGGAAGATGCATTTAACACTTTGACTCCACATGCCCAGTTTACTTTAGATGGTACAGGTGTATTCTTAAATTCTGATGCTGTTGCATACGGTGCAAATATTTTAGGTATTCAAACTCTGAAAGGTGCAAATAACCTTTCTATTGATATCTTGGCTGATTCATTAACTGAAACTGCTCTTAAGCCTAACCAAGTATTAATTGATGCTGCTAATCCTGATGCTGCTGATGTGGTTGTAGGTAACTACTTAGTACACTTTGAAGGTTCTGTTTCAGTACCTCACTCAAGATTAACCAGAATCAATATTGTACAAGGCGGATTAACAAATTCTGAATATAGTACAATTCCTGCAGGCAAAACTGCATTATTAGTTACTTGCCAAAGTGAAATTTCAATTTCCACTGCAGGCGGTATTAAAAAGGTTGAATTGTATTACCCAATAGATTCATGGATTGATTACTTAAACATATTTACTTTAGATGGGTTTAGGTTAGATAATACAAAACATGTACCTAACGGAACTAACGAAAGACAGAATGCTATATTAAATGGTACTCTTAATGGAACTAACCTGTTTAAAGCATTAACTGATAGAGAAACAATTAACTTCAGATATTTAGTTGATACGTTCGGAAACGGTATTGAAAGTGGATCTAAGGCAATTTATACAAACTTATGTTCTACTAGAAAGAATGCATTTGCAATAATTAATGCACCTTCTGCTAAAGACTTTAAGAATAATACAGATCCTTCCTTCTTGGATGCAACTGGATCGCTTTCCTCTAGATTTATTTCTACTGGTGGAGATCTTAGTAAAAATCCAACGGTAAGATACTCATTACCTTCACCAACACAAGGTGCAAGCTTTGGCGCATTCTACTATCCTTTCATTACTGTAAGAGATTTAGGAAAGAACATAAACGTTGTACCAGCACCGTATGTTTCTAATAACTTTATTGCAAAGTATGAAAATGCTTTACCGTGGTCATTAGTTGCAGGTGTTCGTAGAGGCGTTGTAGGTGGAACTGGAGTTGTAGGTTTAGAATTAAATCTTGGTAAAGAGGACAGAGAATACTTAGAACCATTTGGATTGAATCCAATTGTATTCCAAAGTGGAACTGGCCCAACAATCTTTGCTAATAAAACAGCACAGCAAACTACAAAATCTGCGTTAAGCTCAATTAATGTTAGAGAGGTTGTAATTTACATCCAAGATGGTATTGAAGCAATCCTGAAAAACTACTTATTTGAATTTAACACAGCTCAAACTAGATTGGAAATTAAAACTCTTGCTGATAACTTCTTATCAACCGTTCAAAACGATGATGGTGTTTTTGACTTTAAGAATGTTATGGATGAAACTAATAATACTCCAGAAGTTATAGATCAGAATGTAGGTATCCTTGATACTTATATCGAGCCAGTAAGAGGTATGGAAGTTCTCGTACAAAGAACTACAATCCTTAAAACAGGTGCAATAAGCTCAGGTAACTTCCAATAAGAAAAGAAAGATGAATATATAAAAAAATAAGATAAGTTATGCCATTACCACATTATACACAATCAAGGGCCAGCAGTCAGAGATATGAACCTATCCAACCAAACCTTTTCGAGGTAACTGTGTTCAGCCCATTAGGTGATGATACAGGATTAATCTTGGAACAGGTTAAAACTATCGGAGGATTAAATAACCTTAATCCATCTGTAGATGCAATCGGTCAGAAATATAAATTTGCTGATCGTTCGTTTGCAAGTATGCCAGGACAAACATTCTTGGATCTCACACTCAACTTCAGCTTAAACCTGAATGAAGCAAATGAAAACTACATTTACAACACATTCCGTAACTGGTACAAATTGATTTATGATCCACTAACCGGCGAAATGGGATTGAAAAAGGATTATGTTGGAAGTATGATTATTGTACAGTACAACAGAGCAGGTGATATTTTCAGAAAGATTACTTGTAAAGATGTATTCCCAACAGGACAACCTGATTTCGTAGATGAATTGAATTATGAAACTCCAGATGCCGCTGATTTAACAATGACTTACCGTTGTGATCACTGGGTTGAAGAAAATGTTGGAGCTACAAATCTTTAATCTATAAGTTCATTAAATATATTTTTAGAAACTGGCCTTAGGGCCAGTTTTTTTGTCATAGCACTAATATATAATATAGAATACATAATCTAAAACACATGACTATATTTAAAGTAGAAAATCAAACAGATGGGAAGATTTATGTAGGCTACTCTGTTAATGATAATCCAAACAACTTAGGTACAGGAAAATACATTAAGAGGGCGGTAAAAGATTTTGGTTTAAGATCCTTTACTAAAACTACATTAGAAGAATTTGGACAAGATGAATCACTAGGTCATATTATGGATAGACTTGAATTTTGGATTAAAAAATTTAAAGCCGATAATCCTAAATATGGTTATAACGAAAGCGTCCAAGAAATGATCCCACAAAAGAAAAGACTTACAAAAAAATTACAAGTCTTATTAACCCCAGAAGATGAAGATAATTTAAATTCTATCATTATCCAAAAATCAATGGAAACAAAAACAAAACCGATGCCCGTATCAAGATATGTTAGGCAATTAATAGTAGAGCATATTGTAAAAGAGACATCACCAGAAAAACAATTAATAAAATCTAAATAATTATGAGTAGTCACGAGGACAATATTAAAAAGGAATTTGAAGCAGCTGAAAGTATTCAGGATACTGCTGCTGTAGTAACTGATGAAAGCGGTACTATTAAAGAGCTAGGTAAAGTTGACACAACTAGAGGTTCTGGTGTAGTTTCACCTGATGATCCAGAAATTAAAAGAATACAATCATTGGCTGGGCATGTTAAATTAGATTTAACACAGTTCCCATCGGGTGGGCGTTTCTATAGAGAAGATTTTGAAATTCATATCAGAGCCGCAAGAGTTGGTGAGATTAGAGATTTTTCAACAGTAGATGAGGATAACATCTTAGATGTAGATGAAAAGTTAAATTCTATTCTTGTTAATTGTACTAAAATAATGTACGGTACACAGAGAGGATCTTATAGAGACGTATTGGAAGAAGATAGAATTTACCTTATTTTATCAATTAGAGAACTTACGTTTAAGCAAGGTGAAAATAAACTTATGATGCCAATTGGTAAAAAAGGATGTTCCACTCCTAGCTGTAAATCTCAGGAATCCGTAGAGCTTAAAACATCTAATCTACAATTCCAGGAAACTGATGAACTATTAGAAAAATATTATGATTATCAAAATAAGTGCTATACAATTCCTACTAAAAATCATGGAGAGATTACATTAGCACCACCTACGATCGGAGTAATGAGAGCTATTACTAATTGGATTAGAAAACGTGAAGAGGAAAATAAATCTTGGGATAAAGCATCTCTTACTGTGCTTCCTTATGTACAAAGAGAATGGAGAGGTTTTAATGATAATGAAATCTTTTCTGCTATAACCAATTTCCAAGGTTGGGATGCAAGTAAATATTCAATTGTTTATAGACTTGTAGAAAAAGCGAAAATTGGAGTCAAGCCTGAGTTTGTCTATCCATGTGAAAGTTGTGATGCGGAGGTCACAGTCCCGCTTTCCTTTCCCGGCGGCGTCAAGGCTCTCTTTATTATTCAGGATATCACTTCTGAACTTCTTTAAGATAAGAGTTCTTTTATTGGAAAAGTTGCATCTCCAACCGTCTGAGTTGGATTTGCTACCTTTCTATGAATACGAGTATACTCTTGAAATGTTTAATGAAATCATCAAAGAACGTAATGATGATGAAAAGAAACAAACGTCTTCTTATGATGATCAATATAAGAATATGTCCGGAATGCAAAATAAAATGAGTAAAAGTATGTCTTCATACAAAACTCCATCAATGCCTAAAATAAGCATGCCTAAGTTCTAATAAATATACTATGGCGGCTGTAACTCTTAAGGACTTAATGAGCCCTCTATCAAAAATAGAGGCTTATGCAAATGAAACTAATGAAAGCATCAAAAAAATTGAAGAATTCATTGTTCAAGGGATGGGCAATTCCAGTAATGGTGGCGATGCGCTCAGTGCACAAATCTTAGCTACATCCCAGCAACAATTAGTTAGCTTAAGAAATATTGAATTTATTTTAGGGCGGCAATTAGAAGTACAAGCACAGGAAGCTGAGCAGAGTAAATCATTCGCCTTCGCCAGACTTAGACAAAATGCAGTCGATAGAATTTTCGGTAATAAAGATTCCAAGAATTTAGAATTAATTGCAAAAGCCTCTACATCCAAAAGCAGTGGAACAGATAAAGGTGCTGGAAAGATCAAAGGTAGTGGTGCACAAGCATTAAAAGATTTAGGAATGGGTGCTTTACTTACAGGTAAAGCTATGTTACTTTGGACTATTGTACCAAAAAAGGCAGTAGATAAATTCCTTGATTTTGTAGTCAAATCATTTGAAAAATTTGAACAGTTTGATGTTAAGAAGGTGCAAAAAGGAATTGATGCTTTAGACTCTATGGGTGGTGCTATAATGAAATTTGCAACAGCTCTTGCATTATCAACTCCTCTTATCCTAGTAGGACTTATTGGTCTTCCAATACTTATACCAACGCTTTTCATTATGGGAGGTGTATTTTATTTGTTAGGTGGCAAAAAGTTTAGTAAAAGAATTAAGAGAGGGTCACGGGCTCTTACTGTGATGGCTGAAGGGCTATTGGCATTTGGTATTGGTTTAGCAGTAGCAGCTTTAGCTTCTATGATTGTTCTTATGCAGCCTGCAGTCTTAATTGGAATGACATTATCTATCCTACTTATAGGTGGGGCTGTATCATTATTAGGAAGTAAGAAGATGTCAAAGAATATTAAAAGAGGAGCTGGGACATTAAGTATAATAGGATTAGGTCTTGTTGTATTTGGATTAGGTTATGCTCTATTTGCAGCAGCCTTCCCATCAACTGTTGGTATTGGTGATATACTCATTCAAAGTATTACTATACTAGGAATTGGAACTGCCATCGCATTAGTTGGTAAATTTGGCGTAAATAATATTTTACAAGGTGCATTGTCGCTAGCAGTAAATGGTATTGGATTACTCGTGTTTAATATGGGTTATGTTCCTTTTGCTGATGCTACTAAAGGGATGTCATTAGGAGACATTGGAATACAAAGTGGAGTCCTATTGGCAGTAGGTGGTATAATGGCATTAGCTGGGTTGGCAGTTGCAGGATCGGCAGGAGCCGTATTGTTAGGCCCTGCTCTTTATGCTGCTGCTGGTGGATCTTTACTTTTGTTAGCACCAGGTCTTCAGGCCATGAAAGATTTAGATTTTTCAGAACAAGATTCTAAAGATCTTGCTACTACATTAGGAGCCGTTGCAATGGCATTCTCTGGAATAAATCCTGAAAGTGGCGTGTTTGGTATGATAGGTGGATTATTTACCAGGGTTATTCAGAGTGGATCTGGTCTTGCGGCATCCGCTATGTATGCAGGTGCCGGGTTGGCTTTACAGGAATTGTCTAAAGGCTTATCTGCATTTAAGGACGTAGGATTTACTGAAGATGATTCAAAAGAACTCGCAATAGCTTTAGGATCTGTTAGTGGAGCATTCGCTCAGGCTGGTGGAGAACCTGCAAGCCCTGGTGGTTTATTTGGTGCAATATTCGGAAACACGTTCAGTCCTAATGCAACCGAAAGAGGTATCGATTCTGTTATGGATTCCGGCAAAGCTCTTATGGAAATTACAAAAGGTTTAGGTGCATTCTTAGATCTTAAAAAGAAATACGGATTAGATGGTGATGCATTTAAAGACGGTGGGTATCTTAATACTGCAATAACCGAAACATTAGGTTTCTTAAATTCTGCTTTTGCTGCAATTGGTGCTAATGAGACTTCAGACTCTGCCATGTTTGGTTTATTTCAATGGGATGAAAATAATGTAGAGAAAGGTATTGATGCAGTTAAAGGATCAGGTAAAGCACTTAAAGATATTACTGAAGGTTTAGCAGGATTCCTTGATCTTAGAAAAAAGTATGGACTTACAGAGGAGGCTTTTAAGAGTGATGGATTTTTAGCCATAGCAATTAAAGATTCATTAGGATTCGTTAGTAAAGCATTTGCTACAATTGGTGGTATGGAAGTTCAAGATGGTTGGGGTCCGTTTAGCTGGGATGAGAACCTTGTTGAAAAAGGTATTGATGCAGTTAAGGGCGCAGGTACTGAATTAACAAACATTGCCCAAGGGCTCAAATCATTTCAAGAATTAATTAAACAAGAGGTAGACTTTGCAGAAGACGGTGATTTAGCCAAAGCAGTAACAAATTCATTAACATTCGTAGGTGATGCATTTGCTGTAATTGGTGGTAAGGAAGAAAAGGATGGCTGGTTTATATTTAGTTGGGATGAGAACAAAATTGCAAAAGGTGTTGAAGCAGTTCAGGGTGCTGGAACAGAACTCATGAACATTGCAACAGGATTGGAAACATTCCAAAAACTAATAGATCAAAAGGTAGATTGGGATATTTTAGGAACCGCTATATCTAAGTCACTAACTTTTGTAGGAGATGCCTTTGCTGTGATTGGTGGTAAGGAAGTAACTGATAGTACTTTCTTTGGTCTTGTGTCATGGGATGAAAACTTAGTTCAGAAAGGTATTGAAAATGTTCAAGGTGCTGGTGAAGAACTTATGAACATCGCAGAAGGTTTATCAAAATTTGCAAGTTTGGACGATCCTGCAGCTACCGCTAAATCTATTACAACTTTATTTAATTCTATTGCCGATGCGTTCACTGCAAATTATGAAAGAGCAGAGTTAAGATCTGAGATGGACCATTTTGGTGAATGGGTTAAGGATTTATCAGACGCAGTAAATGACGGTTCACTAAGTAAAGCAGGTACCGACTTAGAAAAAATTGCAAATGTAATTAATTCAGTTGATATTTACAAAGCAGATGCAATGGCAAGTCTCTTTAGTGGTGCTAGTGAACTTGGTAGAAATACACAAGCATATTCCGCGTTAGCAGATGCAGTAGAACAAATCAGAGATCTTTTAGCTGAGCAAGCAGGCGGAGGTGCTGAAGCCGAAGGTGGAACTGCTGAGGGTGGAACTACAGGTGCACAAAGTCAGTCTGGTTTAAAAAGTAGCCTTGCGCGACTTAATTCAACAATGGGAAGACTCGAATCTACTATGGGTATGCTTCCTGCTTCTATACAGTCTATTAAGATTGTCATTCCTGAAGATTAATATTTTATTTTCTTAAAACTAAGTTAACCTGTTACTATATAAAATTAACAGATAGTTCAGAAAAAAGTATAGTAATTATGGATAAAAGTATTGTATGGTTTGATTTGGAAACCACAGGAGTAAACACAGCAAAGGATCGTATTATTGAGATTTGTATGATAAAGACCGATCTTGATGGAAACGAAACCGATCGCTTTTATTCTCTTGTAAATCCCGGCACAAATGTTGAGTGGAGACAAGAGGCGATTGATAAACATGGCATCACACCAGACACACTTACGGATCAACCGATGTTTGAATATATTGCTAAAGAAGTTGTAGACTTTATAAGTGATTCTGACCTTGGTGGATATAATGCACTTTACTTTGATATCCCAATGCTTACTGAAGAACTTATGAGAGCTGGTATTGTATTTAACCACCGTAACCGAGCTGTTATTGACCCTTTCCTTATTTACTCAAAGTATGAACGGAGAGATCTTAGTACAGCTTATACAAAATACACAGGTAAGACTTTAGAAGACGCACACCGTGCAGAGAATGATATTCGCGCAACAATGGAAATCTTCCAGGCTCAACGCAAACTTTATGATATGCCACAAACAGTTGAAGAAATTGATAAAGTGGTTAATGAGTCTCGCCAGTCTCAAGTTGACCTAAGCGGTAAGTTTAAGTTTGCCGAGATTAACGGTAAGAAAGAAATTGTATTTAACTTTGGTAAGTGGAGCGGTAAACCTTTCCGTGAAGTATATGAAGCGGATTCTCGTTACATTGAATGGATGATTGATAAAGGAGAGTTCTCAAAGGAAACCAAAATCATTGCTCGTAAACTTATGGAAAAGATGAAGGCGGAGACTGAAGCCCCATTTTAAATTGTTAATAACTTTTTGAAAAAAGTCCTAGAAAAATTTTTATTTCCCAACAATTTGTATTATATTTATAATATACAAAACGGAAATGGAAAAAGGAACTATTGTAAAGTATGATGGCGGATTCTACCGCATCACCCGTGAAACTAAAAACACGGTCAATTTAGGTGCCGTCTTTGGTAACCAGGTTTATCACAAAGGAATTCAAAAGTCCGAAGTTACCGAGGCTCATGATGAGTGGTACCAACAATGGACTCAGTCTGAAACTTATATGTCAATGTAATGAAAATAGATATCTCAACACTTAAGAAGATCGAAGAAAAGTTCGGTCAATTTGAAATCGGAAGAGTCTGGGGTGGCGGTAACCACAACTATCTTAGATTCGGTTATTGGAATTCAGTTAACCTTGGTGCTCTCCAGGAAATTTTAGGCCATTCAGTTGTCGTAGTCGAAGACGATGATTATGATGACGACTGCGGATGGAAATACTCTTATACACTTTATGACAAATGGGAGTGGGACCAGATCCAAGAAAGACGAAAAGAACAAATGGAAAAGTGGAAATCTGAAAAGTAATCTTTCAGATTTTCTTTTTATGTTTTATAATTAATTTAAATAATGAACCAATGAGTAAATATCAACAACTACTCCAAAACCCTCCGTTCATTAAGGTAAAGAAAGGTGCACGAGAGGTAATCTTCAAAACGGTAAGCTGTATGTGTGATAATGTACATTACCTTAGGTTTAAGAAAAATGACCAAGGCGACTTCAAATTGTCCGGTGGTGGATTTGCACTTTCAAATTGGCAAATGAAACACCCTAAACATGACATTGAATGGGTTGCGGATGAAGGTGAATGGAGACGAGTTGCAAAGATGATCAATACTGGTACCTCAAAAATTGAATCTGTAAAAAGTAGATAAAATGGCAATAACAACTAATCCCATGCCAGGTTCTGAAATGATCCATGTTGACCTAAAAGGACCTGATGGAAATGCATTTGCATTGATTGGCTTGGCTCAAAAATTGGCTAAGCAATTACATTACCAACCTGATGAAAGAGGTGAACTTACTGCCGAGATGATGGGTGGTGATTATGATAACCTACTCGAAGTATTTGACAAACACTTCGGTGAATTTGTAACATTACACAAATGAAAAGGCTTGAAAACATAGATGCCTTTAATGGCACAAGCTTCCACGGACAGGTGGTATATGCATCAGTAAACGATCTTGTTAAAATCTGCGGTGAACCTTATCGCGGTGCTGTTGAAGATAAGGTTCAGTATGAATGGACTATGCAAACATCTAAAGGACTACCTTTTACTATCTATGATTGGAAAGAATACCGAAACTATTCAAATGATGAAATCATAGAATGGCATATCGGCGGTCATCGCGGTATAGATGCAATTGCGGGTATGAAAGAATTGGGAGATGCATTGGAAAGTGCTATGTTTGAAGATCACTTATCTGAACAAGAACAAATTGAAGCTATCCTTGAAGAAGCTAACGGTTGGGGGTTAAGACAAGAGGTTAAAATGTCTGCTGAAAAACTTATGTGTTTGGCACCGGACATGAATCTTATTGATGCATACACTCACGGCTTTAACGAGTGGATTAAATAAAATGAACCATGGCACCTAAGAAGAAAGATAAAGATAAAGAATTGGACTTCAACGGTGGATGGACTATGGGTGAAGCCGCTCATCATGTAGGAAAGAAAATGACACAGCAAACTATTCCTGACAAGAGAAAGTATAACCGTAAGAAAAAACATAAGAAAAAAGATGAAGATTAGTTTAACCTCCATTTATGCACAAGTTTATGTTTTGCCTACTATTAAGTGGACATATGATAAATACTTATATGGGCATATGAATATTGAACTTTGGTGGTGGAAATGGGGAATAGAAATAGCGTATGGAATACAAGAATAGATACAACGACAAGTTTACATTTACCTTAGATGAGGATAAGAACATTCTATGGGAAGGTAATTTTACCTATCATCGTATAGGTTATCCTAATGTGTATAAGGAAGCATACCAGGCATACTGTAAAGATGTAGGATCCAAAGGTGAGCACCCAATGCACATAGAATCATTTAAAGAAGCCGTCCATGAATCGGTGTATGATGAAAATGATAGCTATGTAGGCCCTGGCCCTATTGCTGAAAAATATCAATCTTTAGTTTATTCTGATACAGATGCTATCGATATGGTTGATCCCAGTGGAGGCCCTTACATTACATTGCACCAAGACCTTTCATGGTTAGGTGAAGAGTTTAAGGATCTTTGTGTAGGCGGTTTTAAATCAATCTTAACTGGGTATAAGATTTTTACATACGGTAAATTTGATCACTTAGCTGATACTAAAATCATAGGTGGAATAATTAATACAACAGAAGAGAGATGAGTGATAAAAATAAAGAAACAGAGTTGCTAAGAGCTTCGTTAATGCAGCAAGTTAGCGAACTAACTGATAATGAAATTATATCTTTATATGATAACTTATCTGAATTCTTTAAAACCAAAGAGAGATGAAACGATTCTTAGCAAGATTAATTCACTATTTTAAGCCTAATTACTTTAGTAATAAGTCTTATGCAAGACTAAGCAAGTGGAATATCGCAGATGTATGTGATGGTAAGATTTATTTTGATTAACCTTCAACACCAAAGAGAGATGAATAAAGATATAATATCAACAATTCCTATTGATTTTGTAACAAATATTTACCTTTTTTGTTACAAAATC